TCAAGCTTAGGCTTGTAACTTGCTGAGAATAAAGCGAATAAAGTTTTATTATTTGCTTGACAACCTTTGTGCTGTTTTGGTATTCTATTTGTATAAGTTAGATAGATGGGTTGCGTAGGCTAATAGGCCAGCAATCGGCAGCATAAGACGCACTCACCTGAGTTAAGCTCAGGTCTTAGGGGTAAGCAGTGCGCGGTGAGCCGGAATACGCTGGAATCCGAGCCGAAGCAAGGCAAACTCAAGCTCAGAGCTTGAGCATGGCCGCAAGCCGGAAGTGACTCTACTGAGTAGTGTGCCTCGCGGGAGGTACTATGAAAAAGTGGAAGATCGATGAGAATAAAGAGCTTCCTCTCGCTATCATTGAAGATAGCGAGGAGGGACTAGGTGTAGCTGAAATTGGCAATGGCGAGTATAATCAGCACAACTTGAAGATCGCAGAAGAAATTGTTACATCACATAATGCAAGAGTAGCTATTGCGCCTGAATGGCTTGAGCTTCTAGTTCATGTCATTAGTTGTATAAAATGTTCATGTGCACTTGAATGTGACACGATTACAATCAAGCTATGCAATGATGCTCTTCGACTAGTGCGAGATTAGTACCTCGCACGAGGCACACTAAGTAAGTAGCAGACTCACAGTCTATTCTAAACTGCTTTGCGCTGTGGGAGACACAAACTATGAAAAAACTATCGAATGAGATGTTGATTGATAATTACTATTTCTTGCGACTCAAGAATAACATACTTCAAGTTCCAGAGAATCTTGAGGAAATGAAAGATTTGGAGTCTCTTTATCGTGAAGAGATTCTATCACGCATGCAAGGAGAAAGCACATGCTAATCGTCATTGAAACTGTGACTGTTAGTCATGAAGTGCTGACACTTACAAGCTCAACAGTACGAACTTGTGAGCGTTTGCAAGTTACAATCCTGACTTATCAGCATGTGTCTTTTCAAGACGCGTTACAAGTGTATGATTGCACGCAGTTTGACTCAGCCGTGCCATGCTGGATGCATCCGACATCCTACCAGCCCAGCGAGCTTGACGAACTTAAAGCTCTCTGGCAAACCTTGCCACAACCAGAACGTGACAAGCTTAAACCTATCATTCACGGCTCAGCTAAGCTGTGACTTAACTAGTTCAAATGCGAGAGTGCTTGTGTCTCGCATAGCGCAAAGCAAAATCAGAATAGGAGAATTACTAAAATGAAAAAGGGAAACAAAGCTACTCTGTCTAATGAGACTGAAACTCAAACAACCACTGAGACTAAGCTGAATCAGCCAGAGCAGCCAGCAGAGACCCCGCGACCTCAGCCTGCCCAAACTCAAGGCAACATCGTGCTCATGGACTCAGCAATCTCCAGCGCCACGCACGGTTGGAGCAAATCTGAGTCACTAGATGCAAGGGCAGTTGTTGAGTTTGCGCTTGACAACGTGGTCAAAGCAGCTGAATCTAAGCTCCAAATCGGAGAACGTTTCTTGGAGTTTGGTCGCAAGCATGGCACTGACAAGCTTCGAGTGCTCATTAATGAAACCTCGAAGCTTAAGGTGTCGGGTTTGACGGATGGCAATATCGCTCTATGGATGATTCGAGCAGACAAACTGCCGCAATTCATCCCCAACGCGAATGTTCGCCGGTTTGTGCTAGCTATGACCGGCGGAGAGGGACTTGTCGTGCGTGATGAAGCGTACAACGAGGTGGACGCACACGGGAACAAGCTTCCTAAGCCTTATATCCTCAGCCCCTACTGGCAACAAGCAATTGAGAAAATCAAGCTCACCGACTCCAGCGACGCAGAGGTATGTGAGCTGAATGCCCGCAAGTTGTATAGCCATGCCAGCACTCTCCGCAGCAAAGCCCGCACTGAGCCTGAAGACAAGCGCATCAAAAAGCAGATTCAGGCTTTCCAGAAGCGCACAATCGGCTGGCTCAAGAAGCATGAAAGCTTAGTCTACAGCGAGATTGGCAAGATGCTCACTGCGCTGGTCAAAGAAACTACTGACCTGAACCTGCCCCTGGCAATGGTCGGTCAGCTCGATAAGGCGCTGAACGGGGCTACTGAAATGAAAGAAGCGAATGGCAAGGCCAAAGTAGCCTAAAAATTAAAAGTGCACGACTAGCCCACCCGGCTTCAAGCTGGTGTGGGCATTTTTTTGTCTATTTTTTGGCTTTAGGGCGGGTACAATAAAATTCTATGCCTTTGGCTTTCCTTATGTGTGCAATAGTGGTCGTAAAGGACGAAATTTTTACTGATATTGGCTAAAATCTGGTCACAAAGGAGCAACTCTGCTTGACAAGCTCCAATTATTCTGTTATAATCTTCTCATACTTAATCGAAACCATTATAGCCTTAGCCTTTGTAGGGCCAACTGTATCCATTGTCCCTCACCCCAAACAGTTGGTCCTGGCTTAGACTAGGCTGAGTCTTTGTTCTGCGCTAGCTTAGGCTAGTGCTTGTCTATAACCTATAAACCAAAAGGAGAATTAAAGTGAGTACTGGAGAAATCAGAATTACCGAGCATGTTGTTATAACCCACCAGATGGAAACCTTCGTTAACGGTCAGAGCAAAGGCACGATCCAGTGCAATGGGGAGCCATCCCTGCTTGAAGTGGCTCAAGCTTTGGCTCGTGAGCATGGCGTCACCAGCTTCAACGTGGTGATCGACGGCAAATCTGCCACAACTGAGGCACAGGTCGACGCTCCGGCTTCCAGCGCAAAGTCCATTGGCATTACAGCCAAGGACAGCGTTGCCACAGAGCCGACTGCTGAGGAAACTCCTGCCTCAACTGAAGCCGAGCTTGAGCCAGAGGAGGAGGAGGAGGAAGAGGAAGAGGAGTCGGATACTCAGCCTACCACGGAAGATGCCGCCTAAACCATCTCATCCCTAGGCTAGGGAACACTAGCCAAGGTCAACCACTTGGGCTAAGCAGAACATCGCTTAGCCATTCTTTCAGAGTAGAGGAGACTGAAAACTATGCCTACTTATCGAGTTTTTCTTCATGTGTCAGATCAGGAAATGGTAGAGGTACAAGCTTGTAGCCAAGAGGCCGCAGAAAATTTAGCTAGGATTGAGATGAAAACTCGTTATGTTCATTGGGGGGTTGATTGTATTGAGAAGGTGGAGCCATGAGCTGGGCATTCCAACCCGCCAACAACAATTGTATCAACTGTACCCGCGAGATTAGTCCTTGCACCGAGCGCAACTATATTGTATGGGACGATTAGGCTGGTGAGTACCGCCGTGAGTGTGCAGCTTGTCACGACCTCCGATTAGAACGCCCTTATGAGCGCCATAACACATCTGACGCTATTATGCACTCAACCAAAACTGACTAAAAGGAGGCTAGAGTTTTATGGAAGACGACGGAATTTGTAAAGGATGTGGTACCCGATGGATATTTATGGGCACCGGCTATTGTGGTCCATGCTTAGACAAAATGGGTATGACTCCTCCACCATTCCAATTAGGTACTAATAACTATGGCTGGGACGAAAAACCTAGCCGAGCCAAACCTAATAATAACTGAGAGAAAGAGAGAGAGAGACATGACCAAGCTTATTAAGTGCGGCTGCATCAGTCTTCGAGCTGTGCCACTCAAGTCCCCTGGCACCCGCTGGCAAGGCAACACTATGCTATATCTAGTCCCATTCAACACCATGACAGCAGGTTCCCAAGCCCAGGACACACTATTTGGAGCCGGTAATCGCCTCCATAACTTTGCCAAGAAAGCCTTTAGTGGCTTAGGTGGATGGCGTTGTACAGTCTGTAATGACCTAAAGCCCCTCAAAGCCCTAGACTAAGGCTTAGAAATGGAGAAGTCCCCATGAACCAACTCAACCCAGGCGACCCACTCTATCTAGTTCCGCCATCTGAGCTTAGACTAGGCACCATGCTGCGACGACTTAATGATGGTGCAGTAGTTATAGCTGACACTTATGGTATTGAGTGGGTCGCCGAAAGTAGCATTGTCTACAGGCTCATCAAGCCCTATACTCAACAACTAGAAGAAAGAGAGGAGAATTATGTCAGTCCAAGCACAATCTAATCCAACTCAACCACAGAAAGTAAAGGTTCGTATTAGCCGCCTAAACAACATCTGTAAACTTATGGAGTGCTCACATCCTGTACCTCCTGTACCTGAAATTCTCAAGCACCTGACAACTAAAGACAGGAATAAAATTAGCAGCAATCTCTACATTTCTGCTAACACCAGTTTAGATAACGTATTTGCCCATGCTCACTGGATAAAAGTTAAAGTATGGGCACACGCCATAACCAAAGCTATAGCTGAAATTCTCATTGACAATCAACAAGTCGAACAGGAGCTGGTTGTGGCCTCAAGCCCAGCCTATTTAGCTATGGGCAACGGCATCTTCAAGCTTGATCTCACCGACTTTGCTGTAGCTGGTCCCAAAGCCCTGGCAGGACTACGCAAAAAAATCACTTCCGATGCCAAGATTGAAGCAGAACTTATCAAAGCAAATGCCGAAAAACAATCTTCCTCAATCATAGAAGATGCTAACAAAAGAGCACAACAATTAAATATTGAATGCCATGAAAAAAATGTGTTACTAAGTACCCTCAAGCATAATCTTGCTACATTAAATGTAATACCTGAATGGGCACAGCAACCACCATATACTATATGTTGGGCGTACACAGAAACATACGCTTACCCAACCTATTATCAGCTACTACTGAACTTTCCAGTCACTATCAGAATTACGAGATTTACGCATGAGGTAAATCATAAGGTCCATGTGTGGGATGCTATTCAACATAAGCCTGTATATACAAGCTTTTGTATAAAACTATTTCCCGATAACCGTACCCTGAATGAGCTAGGCTTGCGGTTAAGCAAAACTGAACATTATGATTTACCTCATGCGAAAAGATCGAGTGTTTGCATGCAAATATCCGATCCACCAGATGGGCCACTAAGCCCTCAAGCTATAACTCACTTGGCTGATAGCATAAACCGCGCCATGCAAACCGTTAACATGACCAGCCTACTACAAACAAATCATAGGTCCTGGTTCCCTCAAATCCGTCGGTCCATACCCAGAAGTCTATTGCCTTGGTTTAAGGTTGGTTATGGCTACCGTGAACAAAGTTTATTACCTAAACCTGATTCAATTGAAGACCTTAACCTACTCGAACATCCTACCCCTAACCCCACTACTTCACCATATACTCGAATCGAACAGGAACAACAACAACAAGAAGAACAAGGAGAAGAAAATGACCTCATTAGTCTCGATCCAGACCCAGGCTTTTGAAACCGCTCGGCTGGAACGCCAGCAACCTCTCAACCTATCTATCCCTAACGCTGTCTCTATCATAGGCGTTGGGGGAGTCGGCTCATGGATAGCTCTACTCTTAGCCATGATTGGCGTTCCTCAGCTCTACATCTGGGACGGTGATACGATAGAAGCATCCAATCTCAATCGCCTCCCCTATGGTCCTGCTACCATAGGCTATCCTAAAGTTCATGCCTTAAGCATGATCATACTAGACAGAGTACCACGCTGCAATATATCAACATTTTATCGGATATGGTACCCTGAAACGGCTAAAACTTGTCCTAGCGATTGGATAGTAGCCGCAACAGACCAACATAGCAGCCGCGTCGAACTCTATGACTATGCCAAAGCCAACAATATAAGCTACATAGAAGCCAGCGCAGAGGGTGAATATGGAGGCTGTACCGACTCACCGGCCATGTTCACGCTTGAGTCAGAACGCCAACGTGGCTATAACTCGGTACCTGTGTGGGCTGGGCCATGCATTATGGCTGCTTCAATGGCAGTCCATCGCATTGTCCACCCTCTCCACACCGACACATTCAACTACCGGCTTGGCTTCAACCCAGCCACGCACAAAATCGAACTTCAGGAGCTATAAGCTTATGCCAGATGAAAAACTAGAATGGTCAGAAGAAAGTTATAACAGGCCAGATTGTAGATGTGCTGAGTTAGATAACCATACATTTTGTCCTGTACATGGCATTGATCCAAGTACTAACAAGTGGAGAACTCCGTCATGAGCCGCACTTGGCTTATCTCAGACACACACTTCAACCACCAGAACATTGCAACCTATTGTGACCGCCCACCCAACTTCACTGACTTGATTATCAAGAACTGGACACAGCTTGTCCAGCAGGATGATCTAATCATTCACCTGGGCGACGTGGCCATAGGTAAATGGCAGCTCTTTACCAACCAGTTAGCCTGGCTGCCTGGGCGCAAAATTCTGATTGTTGGCAACCACGACCGGCAGCACAGCCCAGACTGGTGGATGCATCATGGCTTCCAGTTTGCCTGTCAAGCCCTTAAGTACCGCAACTGCTGGCTTACACATGAGCCAGCACTAACCCTACCTAATGGGTGTACCCTCAATATCCACGGCCATCTACACAACATTTGGGATGGCTTCCATAACACAGGCTTAGACATTAATACATATAAAGTAAAGTGTCCAGCATGGCGTCGGCTATTTGCCATCGAATACACCAACTATGTACCAGTTGAGTTTAACAAGTTCATCTTTCACCCAACCCAATACAAATCAATTCCACCCCTAGACTAAAGGAGATATTTATGAGTCAAAACCAAGCTAGAACTGAACTTAGATTTTGTGACAGAGTTAGCTGTAAACTCTATAGTAAGCTTATAAGCTACAACTTAGTTGAGTCAATCTCTTGCAGGAGCTGTGGATGGCCTACGATACTAACAAGTTCGCCTCCTAACCTCCATATTTCAGAGCAATCTCTACGAGTTTGCTTAACTCAAAGTTGTGATCTCTACAACAAACCTATCGTTTATAGACTTACCGAAACCAAATGTAAGCTCTGTGGCTGGGAGACAATTCCCAACGAGAGGGAAACACTCAAGTCCGATAAACCACTTACATTTGAATGCAAAGACATTAAGGGCTGTCCACTTGTCACATCTCAGCCTGAAGTCCAAATCCCATTCGACCTTTATAGCGAGTGGATTTTCTTATGCCGCCAGCTCGACGTTGAGTGGATTGCCAACCTAAAAGGCACTACCGAGAAAGATGGATGGCTCCATTACATCGACCGGGAGGGGATGTACTTCAACAAGCAGGAAGTTGGAGAAGCTACCGCTGAAAGCACCTTCCTCGACCAGTCCAAAGAAGAAGGCACCATTGGCCGCATCCACAGCCACGTTAACATGAAAGCTTTTTTCTCTGGCACCGATTGGGACCATTTTAGCTCTCCGGTTGAGCTAGTTATCAACCGCAATGGCCAAATGGAATGCGTCGTTCGCATCAAGCTCCGATGTGGTGAGTTCAGCCGTGTCGAAGCCTCCATCAAACTAATCCCTAGTGAAGCTCAAGTTAAAGTACTAGCTGACCTAGAAAGTAAAATTACCATCAAACCCAAATCCAAGAACTATTCAAACAAAGCAGACATACTCTATACCTTAAATGGTGAGCTGGTCTGCTCTCACAACATCAGCATCAATAGATTTTGTAAAGCCTGTGGCAGGCCAGACTCTCCTCAACCTCAAGACAAGAGGGATAGCAAAGGTAAGAAACCAACCGATGCTGCGGTTCAGATGGCTCTCCGCATCCTTGACCAACGTATCCAACAAGCAGACTTAAGAGGACTACTGGATATCCAGCAAGCCCAAACCAAGCCTTAACCCCCAAACCTAGCCCTTAGAGCTAATAGCGTGAGAGGAGAACCTGCCTTGAAGACGCTTTATCCAAGCTTACCCACACAAGAACGCCGCTGGGCCATAGCTTATCATTTATGGCTAACCGGATGGACTAAAGCTCAACCAAGCTCACAAGCCCTCCCACTAGCCATACGCTTGCAACTACGATCCTTAGTCAAAACACATTTAAAGCCTAAGCAGGGCCAACTGAGCCAACTCTTAAACTGGCCCAAAGAGAAAGAGAGAGAGAGAGAGACATGACCAAGCTAAATCGTAACTTAAAAGCTTCAAACCTACTTAAACAAGCATTAGCGCTACTTGGTCCACGAGGCGAGTATTGGATCAAGTTCAACTTTAGGACTCCAAATGGAAAATTTTGTCCTATAGGTGCATTAATGGAAATCAGTCCTAATGCACACTATACAGCCCAGACCTATCTAGAGAAAGCTGTAGCTATAAAAACTAACTTTTGCAGTATTATACGTGCTAATGACCACCATTCCACTAAATTTTCTCAAGTCGAATCGTGGTTTAAGTACGCAATCAAACTAGCAAAATCAGATCGTAACTAACATCAATCCAAACTAAAAAGGAGACTTAAAATGCCACAGCAAGATGCTCAGCCCACTCAAATCTTAACCCTCAACAAAACCCACATTAACGCTCTCGGTTATGCCATCTGGAACACTATCAACAACTATTGCCAAGATCACGACATACGCCTGATCGAGATAGGCCACGCCATGTTGCAAGTCATATACAATACTGGTGTCAACGATGCTCTAAATAATGTATTAACTGTAGACCAACCTAACACCAAGCTTGACATAATCGTCAAGCCTAATGAAGCCTAACCTCACCCTTAGCTAAAGGAGCTTTTTATGACTCACGATCCCAGCTTTTTCTACTTACGCCTCCCTTCAAGCGGAGACCTTAACAGTCCTGGTAAAAGACTTGGCAGCGGCTTTCCTGTAAGTTGTGTCGCCGTCCAAGCTGGTCAATGGTACGGCCAAGAAGCCATTTGCTTCGCCGTCTCAACCTACAATCCACTAGACCAAGGCATTCTCCCATACTCCAAGAAGACTGCCAAGGCTCGTGCTGCCGGGCGTCTCAACTCAGAGGCCCAACGTATCTTACTCAAGGTTGACGAAGCCTACAGACTAGACTTCAGTAAGGGCATACCCTCAGAGGTTGTGCGCGCTATCTGCCTTGATATGACCAATGGCTATTGGCTCAAGCAGCACCCAGCAGCAGCCGCCGCCTACCGAGCAGCCAAACACTGGCTCGACACCCATTCAGAACGCCCCCAGCCTCCTATCGACTATCAAAAGACGGACGAAGCTAGTCACCTTGGAGCTTGGGAAGACGACGGAGGCGCTCATCAGATCAGCCCTTAGACTTAGCTTTGTAGAACCTAAAGCGGCCTTTGCGCCCCCTCTCAAGGGCCGCCTTTATCTCTCCTTCCATCAAGTCCTTCTTATCAATCTCTATAGTCTCAGCCTCCTCTAAGCAATTCCCACACTTATAATGTCTATACCTTGCTTCACCCTCCCCAAACTTGAGTGGAACACTAAACCTACACTTCATCTTCATCCCGCACTCACAGGTCATATAGCCTCCACATTAGCAATTACATGCCAAAACCCAGGCTTACTCAATCTAAGGCCACATCTAACTGTCCAGCATCCCCCACTCTTAACATGATCTTTAGTCATACAATGGTAACAATAATCAAACTTCATCCCAGCAAATCCAGGTGGAAGCTGATCAACCGTAATGCAGTGAAGCTCATCACTTGTATGAGCAATCAGCTCATTTCTTGGCTTATAGCCATTAGTCCAATTAAGTTGTTTCGGGGCAAATATAAAAGGCTTCAGCCCAAGCTTTAAGCCTATCTCTTCCGTCCAAATATCAATCCCTCCCAAATGGCAATGCCCAGAACAAAATCCAGTCACTCCCGGCTGGGTTAGAATCTCATAAATCTTAGCTTTAGCTCCAGCTTGGCCAAGCTCTGTAAACTTAGCCCCCTCAGAACCTACTATTCCAGCAATCATCCTATTTTCTCCTTTTATTCTCTAGCCTTACACTCCTCTAAATCTAACTCTTTCAACTCTCTCCTTATACAGGTATATCTTCTTTAGAAGATATACAGGTATGTCAAAATCCCGCCTTTAACCAGCGCCAATATGACCTTCCTCTTCGCGTTCTTTTCGCTCCCATGCTGCGCCCAACCATTCCACAGCCCCCGTATCAAAGTGAACCTTCACCATCGCCGGGGCCAAGGGCCTGCCCCGCTTGCTCTCAAAATATAGCGCAACCTTTCGGCTGGGCGGATCATTCTCCAACCTCTTTGGCACCACATTAATAAAAGCATCCCCACCGCCATAGATATCTCCACTCCCCCTAGCTATAAACGGGTCAGTCGGATCAAACAAGCTCCTATCAGCCGGGGGCTTCACCGTATGATGGCTGATGATCGTAGCGCACCCATACCTCCGATGCACCGACTCCAGCACCCCCCAAATCTTGGCAATCGCAAGGCTATCGTTCTCATCGCCATGATGCATCCGACGAAACGGATCAAACATTACCAGATCAATCTTGCCGCAGCCATTCGCTACAGCATCCAACTCTTCCTCCAGCAGCGCACACCCCCTCTCCGAGTCCAGCCGAATCTTCAGGTTCTTAGGCACAATCCACAGCCTATCATTCGCTGCCCGGCCCTGGCTAAAGTGAGCTGAGAGCCGATCATGCACATCATCCTCAGTGTCTTCTTGCGCCAGATAGACCGTCCGCATAGGTCGGCTGGGCTTCAGCAAGTACTCTCCATCGCTCCGCTTAAGGCCCCACACCGGCTCACCTTCGCTTAAGTCCCACGCCGCAGCCAGCATCAGCCAGCTCTTACAGGCCTTCTTCGGAGCACCAATAATAAAAAGTGTATTACCACGCTTGAGCAAGCCCGGCAAAATCCAATCCGGTGTACTCCTCTGCCTACACCTAAACTCTTCCAAGCTCTTAGCCATGCACACTCCTCCCACAGCCCAGGCTTAAGCCGAGCTGTTAGCCGAACAGCCCTCTATAGGCTGATGTGCGAATCAAGGTTAGTAAATTCTGATAAATCGTGCGTTAAAGCTAGAAGTATTCGATTTTAAGGTTCTGTTCTTGCATCTGCTCATCTACAGTTCTATCAACATCTTTGAGCAGGCCCAACCGCTTAGCCACTTCCGTCCTGTGCCAAGCCTTGAACGTTGAGGATTCGACCAGCTTTTTGAAGGCTTCCCGCTTGTTTAGGAACTGGTCACGCCCATCACGATGCTCAGCCACAGCCCCGCTAGCTGGGTGAAGGATGCGGACACCGTTCTGCTTAGCGTTCCGATGCTGACCACCTTTACCACCAGTACAGAAGGTCTGGATAACAAAGTCTTTCTTGGTAAGCGAGAATAGGAGTTGCTTTTCCATGTTTAGCCTTTACCTGAGGGGAGAGGGCCGCAGCCATTACACATGGCGTTGGCCCTGCATCGGCTGAGGTCAGCCTTATGTTTAGTGTACGCCACTTGGCCCCGCTAGTCAATTACCCAACACAAAACCTCCTCAAAGCCGGAGTTTCGTTACAACTTAGCGCTCAGCATCAGCCTTAATGGGCTTGTAAGCTTGACACTCGGCTTACATCATGAGAAAATGTATTTAGCTGATGCTTAGTCTAAGCGTGAGAGGAGAACATGCTTTACCGAGCGACAACTTCATATTTCTGTGCTGGCCTTGAGACAAGCCTTGATCCTGGCCGGTATGACCAAATCATAGATGCAGCACCTATCATTCGCTGGGCTGTAGGCAAGCAGTTGCGAGAGTTCAAGCTGTGGCTGGACAGCAAGGGCGGAATGCTAGTATGTGTTGGAATAGTAGGTAGATAACAATGCCAAGAGACTACAAGGCCGGTTCGCTCAGGTTCTTCAACAAGCGCCACACAAACTTCTATCTGGATATGGCTTGCAGGACGTGCGGAGCTGAGGTTGGCCAGAAGTGCGATATGGTTAAGCATCCAATCAGAGGAACGTTCTGCCATTTTCATCGTGCCCGGCGCTGGGACTCTGAGCAGGCAAAAAGCTTGGCTAAGGCTTTGACTGAATTTAAACCAAGTGGTTATGGTGATATAACAGGAGATGATGGACTATGAATTTGCATTCGTATCCTAAAGTTTATGCTATTGGTCATGCTGCCGTGACTGAGCTGTTTGATGGGCCGGTGCTGATTGAAGAGAAGATTGATGGCAGCCAGTTTAGTTTTGGCTTGGTTGATGGACAGGTTCAGATGCGGAGTCATGGCGCTGAGATTCATGCTGTAGATGGTGGAGCTAGTGAGAAGATGTTTAATGCCGCTGTCCAGACGGTGCAGGAGCTAGCACCGATCTTGCATGATGGCTGGATCTATCGAGCTGAGTTCTTATCCAAGCCTAAGCACAATAATCTATGCTACGAGCGAGTGCCACTCAAGCATCTTATCCTGTTCGATATCAACATTGGTAATGATCAGTACTTGTCGAGGTTTGAGAAGGAACAGGAAGCCAATCGTATCGGACTTGAGATCGTGCCTGCGTTGTTCTTAGGCGTGGTATTAGGCTTAGATCAGATCACAGCTTTGCTTGATCGGGAGAGTTGCTTGGGAAAGGTAAAGCCTGAGGGGTTTGTGGTCAAGAACTATGACAGGTTTGGGCGAGATGGCAAGGTGCTGATGGGCAAGTTTGTGTCTGAAGCCTACAAAGAGACTGCCAGCAAAAACTGGAAGCTCACCAATCCAACCCATGCTGAAGTCATTGATTTGCTTGGGGCAACCTTGAGGAGTGAACGGCGCTGGGAGAAAGCTATTGAAAGGCTGCGAGACGAAGGTCAACTTAAGCACGAGCCTGCCGATATTGGCCCCCTCATCAAAACCATCCAGCAGGACATTGCGGCTGAGGAACAGGAGTTTATAGTCCAGAGGTTGCTTGAGTTTGCAATGCCTAAGATTATGAGAGCTGCCACGGCTGGTTTTCCTGAGTTCTATAAGAGAAAGCTGCTGGAATCGGCTTTTCCAGTTGACACATCTGATAGCAAGGCGTAAGATTGATCTTGAGCTGCTATGGCTAACCCAAGCAAAATTACAACCTCTCGCGCCCGGCCTAAGCTAGGTAGAAGCGCCCAAGCCCGATGGCAGAAGAAGATGCAAAGGCTTGGGAGATGCAGGTCGTGTGGTGTTAAGCGCCCACCTGAGCTGGCTCAACTATGCCGAGCTTGCGCCAAGAAAGCCTCAGACTACATGGCTAAGTATAGAGCCAACAAAAAGGAGACTTATGCCAATTCATGAAGCACACTTGTTCTATAGAGATGCAAGGTCTGACAAAGAGTATCATCTTGAGCTAGTAACTGGACATACTAATGGATTTAAGGTTATTGCTAAGTTTGGGCCGCGTGGTGGGACGATGACCGTTGTTGATAAGACTCGTGATCGACTGGTTAGCTATGTTGAAGCTCTTAGTTTGTTCAACAAAACTGTGCGAGAGAAAACTGCCAAGGGCTATACCTCCCACGATGCTAAGGCTGAGCTAATTGCCCGAATGAAGAAGCAGACTGGCTTGATTGTTATGACTGATTATGCGTGGGCTAAGCTGGCACAGTTTGTACTTGACTACATGGAAGAGAATGCGTAAGCTTGAGTGAGAGGAGAAAAGAGATGGGGAAGCTTGAACAAATGCCGCCAAAGGCTGGGCTTAGCCTTCCAACAGCCCAACAAATCACAGATGACCTTGGCACAATACTTACCCAGATTATGCTTTTCTTTAAGCAAAACCGGATTCCGGGTTGGTATATTAATAGTGTAGGCTCTATCCTAGCTCAGCTTAAGTTTGATGCTAAGGAGAAGCAGACGCCAGCTCAAATACAGTTTATGGTTCAACAGGTTGCTGAGAAGCAGCTTGAGCTAATGAAGGTTGATCTTCTAAAAGCCAGCATCGAACAAACTAGCTTGGTTAACTAATATGACTCTAGAACAGAACAGATTAGCTGAATCTCTATCTGAAGGATTTATCAAGGACTTCTGGGCCTCGAATCATGAGATTAGGTGGACTCAGCTTGAGGCCGAAGCTATATATTGGCTGGACAAGCGCACTGTCTTAGTTGGGAAGCGTGATGGATTGGGGTGGACGAGTGATGGCAAGGCTTTCTTTGGAGATTGGAAGACAGCTAGCCTCAACAAGAAACGCTTTATCAAGGATGAGAAAGCCCGATGGAGAATGAGTCCTCAAGCCCTTACGTATGGCTTGCTCAACACCAACTTAGCTAACCACTTCACAGTGCGATGGGTATTCAAGACTGATCCTGTCACGACTGACTTCGAGTGGTACGAATATTCTGAGGCTGAGATTGACTGGTGGAAGGCTCAGCTACTCAATATTGCATCCGAGATTCGGCTTCATCGTAGTCATGAGATTTGGCGTAATGGTGACACTATTATAGACTCACCTAAGGCTAACTGGCCTCTTGGCTTGGAGCATTGCACAAAGTATGGTGAGAAGTATAAGTGTCCATTTCGGGACCAGGGATGCTGGGCGCTGAACTTTAATTATGTGCCAGATCAGATGAAGCCTCGCATACAGAGTCATCTCCAGATTGAGAACTTGTTGCTTGACAAGCATAAGCTGGACATGTCAGACTTAATTGTGTTGGATGCTACGAGGGTGGGGGATTGGATTGGGTGCCACGAGCTTTACCGGCGCATGTGGGAAGGTCAAGGCTTGCGAGAAGAGAACGAAAACCTTGAGATTGGCTCAAGGTTTCATGAGATTATAGCTGCTCACCTGGACCAGATTAAAGCTGAGCAGGACAAGGCTGAGGCTTTGATGGCTTTAGGAACTAGCACTAGTAAATTCTGAATAAGGAGAAATGAAATGGCTGAAGATCGTTTGTTCGTTGCAGTTGTGTCAAATCAAAATCCACTTGAATCTAAGCGTCCTGATGGTAGTGGAAGCTTGAGTTGCTTCGTTGGCAATGACTTGGCGGAGGTCAGTAAGAAGGCCAGAACTTATGCTAAGAAGTGGGGAGCAGAGCATAACAAGCTATATCGTGTGCTTGTAGGTGAGATTACCCACGAGTTTGCTTCATTAAATGATCTAATCTGTGGTAGTATAATTCAAGCTTGGGATGAAGAGATTAATACTCTTGAGGCTAAAGAAGCCCAGTCTAAAGCAAGTGCTTCGAAAGGGGTTAACTAATGTCGGAACAAGGTAATACTAGTGCTATAGTTAAGACACCTATCGAGGGTGAATACTTGCTGGAGGCGAAGGAGTATGATGCTTCTGGCAAGACCAGTATGATTCGCGCTCCTCTGCCTGATACGGGGGAGTTTGCCAAGTGGAGCCTCATCCAGCAAGCTCTCATGCTTAAGAAAGGAGCATGGTCAGGCTCTCCGTTTAGCGAAATTATCTTCGCTATAGCTTATGCCAACTCGAAAGGGCTTGACATTCTGGCAGGAGATGTTTATAGTACAGGAAGTGGCCGTATCGCAACCTCCAACAAAGCTAAGATCAAGCAAGCCTTGGCCACAAACCGTATCGAAGGCATTGAAACCGAGATAACTCAGCTTAACGAGGATATTGCGCTGGTTGGCTGCCCGCTTAAGAAAGACATTGAGTGCAAGGCCACGATTCACATAAAGGGTTGGAAAGCACCCATCATTCGCAAGAGTAGATTGAGTAGATGGTTCAATGCTAAGAACCCTAACTGGAAAGACCGGCCTGAGCACATGCTTGAGCTGAACACCGTAGCTCATGCTCTTGAGTTCGTTAATCCAACGGCAACCGAGGATGATGAAGCTCCACCCATCATAGCCAATGCCGCTGTTACAACCGCAGTGCAAGCCGCAATAACCCAAGCCGACAAAGGAGACCAGAAGTGACCTATCTAGTAACTATTCCAAAGCCTGAGACTTACCAAACAGAAGTTGTCACGGTTAAGGCCGACCAGTTCCAGCACACACAAATCTATTTTGGAGAGGGCAAATACGAGCGCAATGGTATTACCTTCTTCAAGAATGGTGGCAAGCGTTTCGAGACAATTCCTGTTGCATGGTTCCCGCAAGTACTTTCTATCACTAATAAAGGAGAAAAAGCATGACCAACCAGAATACTTTTACCGAAGCACCTGAGACTGAGACTGTGATTGATGCTGCTGCCAGCCTAACCGGAGACCTTGCCCAAGAGAGGGTACTTGACTTGAGCGACATGGCTGACGAACCAGGTGGTCCTCTTGCTCCTGGATGGTATGCCGCAGAGGTCATCGAAGGCTATGCCACTCGCAAGGGAAAGCAGATTGTTACGAGTGACTCACCCAGCCAGGATGGCTCCAGCCGCAATGCCCTACTCGCGCTGAAGGTCAGCCCTGTCCGTGGCGAACCTCGAAACCTCCAAACCCGCTTCAACTACCGTGAGTCTGACTTCAAGCCCGAACGCGTTCAGTATGTCAAGAGCTTGCGTGAGGATATGAAGGGTGTTCAGGGTAGATGGCCTGATCCTGATGGCCAACGCACCTCGCTATTGCTGGCTAAGATTGGTCAGCTTGGCAAGGCAACCAAGGTTGGAGTTCCCCTCACCGCCGAGAACACGATTGTTGTAGGTAAGTTCGTTGGCGCAAAACTGGACGTTCGCATTGTGGTGGACAATAATGGCTACAACGAAATCAAAGAGTACGCAGAGTCGGGCACCAAAGCCCCTAAGCCGCGCACCCAAGCCTGATCTCTCCCCTAGTTTAGGCCCCACTCAGCAGTTGCAAGTTGGGGCCTTGATTAGCTTTTATGATAATGGCTGGAGAACCGCACGACTAATTAAGCTTGGCAGAAAGATAGCCAAGATTTTGTACGCAGGCAAATCCAAGACTATTCCAATCAAAGAGGTAACATTGTATGACTCAAGCTCTAGCAATTGAACAGTCAGTAGTTGAGCAGCGTGTGCTTGGCTTTAAAGACCCGGCAGCCATTGAGCATAAAGTAGCTTGCGTAGATGGCAAGCTATACTGGGTAAATGTAATGGCACCTGGGCCAGAGGAGCACGACGAAACCGTGTGGCGTCACCGCAACCCAACCATCAGCACATCCTACCCAAGCTTTCAGTATGGGGGGCCAGACCTTGAGCTATTGCTTGAGGAAGGTCATGACGTAACATTTCCTCCAACTAAAGAAAGGTCTGCTCAGCCATGAATGATATAAGCTTCTTTATCTTCTTAATTGTAATTTTCTATCTTTTGACAAGGAACGACAAAGAGTGAATTGTCCAATCCCAAACGCGCGTGGCACATGCCGACCAGAAGGCACCGGAGCTAATGGAGTGCTTATACTTGGCGAGGCAATGGGAGACCAAGAAGTTATAGAAGGACTCCCATTCCGGCCCAGTGGTCAGAGTGGCGCTGTGCTGGAGAGGTCTATCAAGAGGATAGGCACTAGCCGAGAGCAGTATGTGCTGTGGAATGCTGTGCCTGTCCAGCCTCCCAAGAATAAGCTCAGCGGGGCCAGCTATGAGACGGCTGCGGTTGAGTGGGGACGTACCATGCTTGAGGAAGTAATTGACAAGTACAGGCCCCGCGTTATCCTGGCTTTGGGAGCCACAGCAGTCAGGCAGACGACTGGGATGTGTGGGCCAAAGATGAGCATGAACCTCCTCACTGGGTATGTGTTACCTCCACTTAAGCCAAGCTATCCTCCAGTTGTGGCTTGCTTCCATCCAGCCTACCTTCGGCGTGGTAAGATGAGCCACTTTGGAGTGCTTATGCGCTGCTTGAGGTTGGCCCTGAGGGTTGCGCAAGGCTTGAACCAGCTTGTGCTACCTCCAGTCAACGATCCACCACCCGGCTACATCTTGCATCCAACCGAAGCTCAGGCTCAAGAGTTCGAATATGAGGTACGGCATCAGCCTGAAGAGGGCTTCTTGGCTTATGACATTGAGACTTACTATAGCACTGAAGAAGATGAGGCTGAGGAACATGACTCCAAAGAAATCCGTTCAATCCAGTTTAGCCTTAGACCAGATAGCGGAATCTTTATGCCCTGGCGAGAGCCTTACACAGAATCAGCCAGAAGAATCCTTGCATCAGAAACTTGCAAAGGTGGTTGGAACAACTGGCGCTTTGATGATCCAGCTATTCGGGCGACTGGAATAGAGATTAATGGCAAGATCATAGATTTGATGTGGGCATGGCATCATTGGCAGCCTGACCTACCTCGTAAGCTCCAATTTGCCGCTGCTATGCAAGGGTCAAGGATTCATGAGCCAAGCCATAGCTGGCCTTTTGCTTGGAAGCATCTTGACTCTCAATCTCCACAGTTCTATGGCATTGTAGATGTAGCGATTTTGCAATGGATGATCAACTACTAACTTCTCTGCGGGTATAGCTTAATGGTAAAGCGTTCCGTCCAACGGAAAGATGCAGGCTCAAGTCCTAGCTACCCGCTCCACTTTGGATGTTGTAGGCTGAGAGACATAAAGGAGTTTATCTGTGCTAATCATTACTCTGGGTGTGTTCCTGCTGGCATTACTCACGCTTATAAAGTTGAGTTTAATGGTAACCTCGCGGGTGCTGCTCTTTTTGGATTTGGTGCTGGTAATAGCCGTGCTTATTGGGGCTTTCCACCATGCCTGTTCCGAGAGCTGGTTAGGCTATGTCTTGTTGATGCTGTGCCTAAGAATGCTGAATCGTTGTTTCTTGGATGGTGTCTACGAGCTATTGCTAAGGAAAGCAAGGAACTTATTGCAGTCACAACCTTTGCAGACCCTGCACATGGACACAGCGGCACCATCTACCGTGCAACTAACTGGCACTATCTCGGCTTGTTCAAGGCTCACCGTGGTTCAGGCCGAGGCAAATGGAGTCCTATTGCCAAGCACAAATTTATCTATGTGTTCCCTGGCAAGCGAGGCTCTTGATTTAGGTAATATAAACGGAGCATGGGACAAATGAGCCTAATCAGTCAGATGCAGCAGTTTGGATTATGGAAGAGCTTTGAGTCTCAGGTTGTAGAGATCGAGCCTATCCTTCAGGCCATGAGCAACCGAGGCCTACCTGTCAGCCTTGAGAAATGGACCGCTCTCCAGACACTTCTCAAGCACGACATGGACAAAGCTTTAGCTGAGATGCAGGCTCTAGTCCCGGCTGACCTGCTCAGGTTTAAAGCTTATAAGAAAGCCCCCAAGAAGGCTGGGGAAGCCCATTATCAGGCTGATGTGCCATGCTCTCACGTTCAAGCTGGCAGAAAGCTTAAGACTGGACCAACGCCAGATACGATCTATGCTCAAGCAGAGTGTCCGCTATGCTTAGGCACTGGCTGGACTAAGCAGTGGCAGCAACGGCTGACCTGGAAACCTTCCACCAAGAACCTCATCTCATATATGAAGTTTCGAGGGCATAACGTACCTAAAGACTTCAATGGTGAGAAGGATACCACAGGTCATGTCCAGTTGGCTCGGCTATTCCGCACAACTAAGGATCAGCTCTATGACCGAGTGCTGCGGTATCGTAAGGCTCAAACTGTCCTAACTAATCACTTGAAGAACTGGAAGCCGGGGCTGGATGGCCGCGTTCATTCGACCTACTACTTTGATCCAGCAACTGGCCAGCTCAGCTCTCGCAGGCCCAATGTCCAGAACGCACCTCATCATGATGACCCAGAGTTTGGAGGATATGCTAAGCCCTTTCGTAGCATGATTGAAGCATCAGAGGGCTTTCTAGTGGCTGAGTTTGACATGAAGAGTGCCCATGTGCAGACCTTAGCATTTGAGGCTGAGGATGCTGACCTACTTAGGATTGCTAAGCTGGATGTGCATAGCTTCGTCACAGCTCACTTCTTGCACTTGGATGGCGCAGACCGGCTTATCTCTTATCCAGACGATGAGCTACGAGACCGCCTCAAGTGGATCAAAAAGAACTACAAGCACGACCGAGACGCAAAGGTTAAACATGCCTTCCTTGGCTATGACAATGGCATGGGACCCAACAAATTGTACCGCCAGTACGAGGAGTACTTCGAGAACCTTGCTGAAGCCAAACGCGCTATGGCTTTGTTTGACTCACTGTTTCCGGTGACTAAACGCTATCGTGAAGCTATCTGCCACAAGGCCCATGAGCAGGGCTTCCTCATCTCGCGTCACGGCCACATACGATATTTTTATGAAGTGTTCAGGATTAAGTATGTTAAAGTAAATGGTAGGTGGGAGCAGGTCTGGTCTCATGGTGACGACCACGAGGCAGCCCTCTCATACTTCACGCAGAACGATGCTCATTGTGAGCTACGAGACCGAATGCGATGGCTTGAGCAAGTAGGACTCCCGGCTACCTATAATATGTGCAACACAATTCACGACTCACTTATGTTTCTGTGGCCACGAGACAAGCAGCAGGACACTAAGCTTGTCCAAAGCATTATGGAAACTCCCAGCAAAGTCCTGGTTAATCGCATCTGTCCTGCTGGACTGAGCATCGAAGTTGAACATAAGATCGGGCCAAACTGGACAGACGCCAACTAGAGGTATAGTATGGAACAAGCTGACCCAATGATTAATGAAATGTCACAGATGGAACTTTTCTTTCGATTTGGTAAAGATATTCGTATCGAGGAAAAGGATAGCAAGTTTATTATAACTGCTAAATTTCCGTTCAACCCTAATGGAATGTGGGTTGGCTCTTATGGGAGTAATGAATGAAGAGTAAGCCCAAGATTCTGCTGTTCGATATTGAGACTACGCCACACCTGAGCTTCACCTGGGGCAAGTATGATCAGACTGTGGTTGGTTTCGTTAAGCACTCTCACATGCTCAGCTTCAGTGCAAAGTGGCTTAATGGAGCACAAATTACCAGAGGCTTGATTGATTATCCTGGCTATTCAACCAACCGCCATAATGACTATCTACTAGTGATGGACTTGTGGCATCTGTTGGATGAGTCTGACATTGCTGTGGCACATAATGGCCGAGCTTTTGATACAAAGAAGGTCAATGCACGTTTTAGCTTTCACCACATTGCTCCACCTAGCCCGTACAAGATTGTAGATACAAAGGAGATGTCTAAGAAATACTTCAACTTCACCAGCAACAGTTTAGACGATATATCACAATATCTTGGCATTGGCAAGAAGCTCCCAACTCAAGGCTTCGATCTATGGGTTGACTGCATGGCTGGTGATCCTAAAGCATGGGCCAAGATGAAGCGTTACAATGCTCATGATGTGGTGTTGCTAGAGGCTATCTATCTGCACATGCTGCCCTGGATGGAGCGTCATCCCAATATCAGTAGTTTTATAGAAGGTACAGTCTGTCCCAAGTGTGGTAGTACTAAGCTTCATAGCCGTGGAGAAACTAGAACTCAGAGCACTATCTATCGCCAGTTCCAATGCCAGGACTGCGGAGGCTGGGGCCGCGAAGTCAAGACCCAGCGCCGTTTGACTGGCATAGTCAAAAGCATTTGAGAGGAGAAACATGCCAACACTAGAACAAATGAGAGCACAAGTTGCAGCTCAGCTTAAAGCCGGTAAGCCCATTAAGGCTGATGTGCGAGGCGGGCTTAGTCACGACTATGATGATCGTAAGAGTCAGCCTATAGCAACGGGGGTGCTGGACTATTTTCCTGACGCACTAGCTGAAGTAGCAAGGGTCAGCTTTGTGGGAAATCAGCAGCACAATCCAGGTGAGCCATTGCATTGGGCTAAGGAGAAGAGTCAGGACGAAGAGAACACGGCCTTGAGACATTTTGCTCAGCGCTACGAGAAAGATACGGATGGTACGTTTCATGCAGCTAAAGCAGCTTGGAGGATGCTGGCCTTCCTCCAAAAGCTGATCGAAGCGCGTAGGCTTGGCCTAACCTACCAGCAATATTTAGATAAGTTGAGTTTGAAGATATTAGATAGCACATCAGCCGTAGAGGGCTGCAAAGGAGTAACCAATGGCTAAGATCAGCATAGATTGTGATGGAGTATTAGCAAACTTTCTAAAAGCGTTTGCTGAGGAGGCCAACCATATCTGGCCAGGGCGCTTCCCTAAAGACTACTGGCAGCAACATAAGCAGTGGGACTTTCCGGCTGACCTGATCTCCAAGGCTGAAGTAAATCAGGTTTGGGAACGCATCAAGACCACGCCTGATTGGTGGATGAGGCTTGATCCACATGGGGAGAATATTGGTGTCTTAGCCATTTTCTTCTGGATGCACCGAGGTCATGACGTATACATCGTGACTAGCCGCGTCGAGACTGAAGGCCACACTGTGGCTTGGCAGACTGATACATGGCTGAGGGCTTGTGGCGTCAGTCCGTGCCACAACTATCTTAGCGTCATCTCTGTACCTAACAGCAATGAGAAGATAGACATCTATCGAGCTATGCAGATAGACTTTAGCATCGATGACAAGGGCGAGACGGTGGAGCAGTGCCAGCAACTCAAGAGTCACATAGCCCTGTTGCAAGACCGGCCCTGGAACCAGGATGCCAAAGTGAAGCATCGTGTCAAATCGGTGCAGGAATTGTTTGATTTGGTTGACAAGGGCACCACAGCCTGATAGACTTAGTTTAGTGGAGGGCTGGTTACTTTAAATCCTTTCGCTTACTTCCAAGCCCTGAAGACAAGCGGACATCAAGCACGATCTGATGAATGGTGGCTGATGGCTAGCTCTCCACATAGTCTTAACTCCCTGACGGGACTGTAGCTTAAGAGTAAAGCCCTCGATAGAGGAGATGGAGCCTAACGAACTCCCGGACCCACCAAATTGAGATTGGCTCTTATGAACCCTTGGGAGTGTAGAGCCAAGGGTGGTTAGTGTAACGGCAGCACCCCAGCATGGAGCTGGCAGAGACGTTCGACTCGTCACCACCCACCAAGATTAGCCAAGGCACACTCGTAGGAACAACGAGACTGTAGCTAACAGCGATACCTGCTAAAGTGGCGTGACAGTCTGAGAGCAAGACACCAAGTTTGAGCCGGAACAACCGGCAGCCGAAGAAGAACCGTGGCAGGCTGGGAAAGGTGCTGTAAGCAATACTGGTAGCGTTTTTACGGTTTCTGCTGCACAGTGCTCACGCCAAGTAGAAGGGTCAGTGCCTTTCCCTAACTCAAGCATAGACTAAGCAAGCACGACTAAAGGAGATAAGAGAATGAGTATTCAAAGCTTTACCTGTGGCCATAGAGTTAAAGTGCAAGACCACTCTCCCGCTATTTACCGGTTTGGTCAAAAGTGTAATGCTTGTATACAGCAAGACCAAGCTATCGTCAAGAAGATGCCATCAACTCACATGGGGCACTATTATGGCCCATCACCCACTAGCGAAGAGTTAGGCTTGCACAAACCACGAGTATTAATGGTCCCACCAGACTATGAAGATATAGCAAGAGAAATCCTTAGTGAAGGTTCTAATGGGTAATTAGCTAAAATGGCTCTAACTCACGCACAGATACGGCATACGGCTTGGACAGCACATGACCAGATCGAATGGTTAGATCGACATGTCCAAGCCCGTTCCACCAAAGACAATCGTAAGCTCGAAGATATCCTCACTGACCTTCATAAGAAGCTGATGCGTATTATTGATGCACCACTAAGAGATGAACCAGATGAGTAAGAATATAGTATACATAGACGAAGGCATTGATGAGCACGTAGATATCTATGAGTGCTTGTGGAGTTAGTGCCGATGGAATAGCCACTCAGCCCCAGCCACAACAACCGTCCACAGCACACCCAAAAGCCACATAGCACCTTTGCCACGCTGCAAAGCTCTCTCATGCTCAAGCACCAAGTCAGACATAGGCTTGAGCTTCTCGTCAAGCAGTTCAGCCAGCTCCTTTCGGAACTCGTGAGAATTAAATGGATTTATCTCTGCCATATCTACTCCTAATCATGAGCTGCTAAGCAATCGAGCGTTCCAGTTAAAGCTCCTCCAGTACCATTGAATACTGATACAACAATACTTCCTACGTTCTTGTTATGGATACGCTCAACGACTAAGCTCTGAGTTCCAGCAGCCACAGTACTTTCCTCAATCGAGCAGGTCACGCTATAGTTAGTATTAGCAAACACTGTTCCACCCCAACTTAAGGTAATATCTGCTCTAGTTGTGGCTGCAATTGAACCTGTAGTACCTCTGGCATGTTTGAAGCCTGTTCCACCCTGAGCCATGCTAGTGTCAACCTGAAGACCATTAGTAGCATCAATGCCAATACCAGAGTTACAGACTAGTTGCCTAACATTACCATTGGCTTCTATGGCCCAGCACCCACCATTATCGGTTCCATTCAGGTTGCCAGGATCAGGAGCTACGGTTCCAATGGTAAAGCTGTTAGCAATTATATTTCCACCCTTATCGACGCCAAGTACTGGCACAACCCCACCAACCCTACCACCGATATGCTGAGTGCTAGTACGAGGCTCAGCTAAGATATTGGTTCCATTGGCCTGGATTCCGCTAGCTATGAACGAGACCGTATTACCAGAAGCAATGTTAACTCCAATTAAGTTATTCTCGATGTTGCAGCTTTGAAAGGTAGTGTTGCCTGTTGCAGCTTGGGTAATGAGAACACCCGTGCCTCCACCAGCACCATTAAAGCTTGCAGCTTCTCCGCACTTGAACCAGTTCTCATTAGCATTCTGAAACTGGTTGCTGTTACGAATGACTACTCCACCAGCACTTGCACCACTCGACCCACCAGAGCAGGTTACATTATCGAAGGTGTTGTTGTTGACCACCTTATCAGTTGCATTATGTGTATCAATCAGGCAGCCGATTCCATTAGGTGCTAAGAGGTTGTTATGAATGTCTCTAAAGCTATTCCAAATTGTGCTACCTAACGACCCTAAGCTTGAGTCAAGCTCAATGCCAACAGCGAACGGCCCGCTCAAATATAACCTCTCAGCCACAACTCTCTGGCCATAGTTGAGTCGAATGAAAGCATTGGCTCCACTTGCTGTGGCCTTAACGCCAAAGTCAGCCAAATGAATGTCCGTCATGTTGGTGATCGGGAACAAGTCACCAGTAGTCATTGTAGTCGTGATAAGTGTTGGACAGTTTACAGCATCCACTTGGCACCGCCCAGCACCAATTATGTTCAGGTTAGAGCACAGCGCAAACGGTCCATTCTGAGCATACACGCCAGGACTAATGAATACAGTGCCTCCACCAAACGCACACGCCGCACTAATAGCCTGCTGAGGAGTTATGTAGGTCGTGCCATCCACAAAGAAGAAGCCATTAATCGTGGGGCTAGTAAGAGGACCATTAGTCTGAGGGCAGGTAATCTTATAGTTAAGCTGCGGCGTGTTGGAGCCAGTTGGTGCAACCTGTACAATATAATTCCCTGTTTGGCAGCCAAAGTTAAACCTACCCACTACATCTGTCGTAACCTGACCAAAGTTCCCGCCAACCACACTCAAGGGATTACCGTTCAAGTCAGTAATGGCTGCTACAGGTGTACAAGGCGAACCAGTTGCAGCAGACGTACAAACCCTAACCTGCCCATAGCCAATCGGTACAAGTACACTCTGGCCATTGACTGGGGTTGTGGCTACAGCCCGGTCTGTATAAAAGCTGGTCTGTCCAACCATCGAGCCAGCCAGTCCCAGTACAACACATGCTACAAGTTTCATTAATCTCTTCATAAGACTTAGCTCCTTAGTACAAAGCTGTTCCACTCAACAGGTAAAGTGAATCATCCGTTCCAGCGTTAGTAAAGGTTCCGCTAAGAACTTTAGTAACTGGGTTGAAGGTTGGGGTACCACTAATGCCAAGATCAGCCGTTAGTGTATCAATCTGCACATCACTTGGTAGAGCACTAAACAAGGCTGAGAGTGTGTTGGCCACTGACTCTGGCGGCACATAGGCGATAGGGTCAGTTGCGAAACTAACCTCGAAGTTTTTGTCAGTCCCGTTCGACTCAAACAGAATGTAGAAATTGAGAGCTTTCTTTAGATCGGCCATTTTTTTTTCCTCTTTTTATTGCTGAACGTAAGTTACATCCACTGCTATATTTGGTGAAGTACCAACCGTTGTCAAAGCACACAATCCATTGCCAGCACCAGTTGAAAAGACTGTGCCTGCTCCATATCCAAGCTGGTAGGGCTGCTCGGCAATAGCACCATTACGATATGTGGCTGAGCAAATACCCGACGACACACATCCAGTAACTACAGCACAAGCTGAGCCAGTTCCCGACTCGAATAAGATGGTGCTTGATGTGGCGCTTGCCAGGTCGAAGTTGATTCCGCAAACAAAAATATTGGTAGAGCCAGAAACAGGAACTAAGGCTGTAGTTATAGCTGTGGTAATATTGGCGAAAGCATGACTCTTAACCACTGCACTCGAAGCACATGGATCAACCGTTACATTAGCCACAAGCGTTGAACCAAGCAAGTTAGGAAGATTAGCAGTTGCTCCAGATCGGGCACGATCATAGTTAGTATTATTAAATACGTATCCAACACCACTTGAGGTTAATTGTGAGTTTCCCACATTATTCAACTGCGTAAACATTTGAGTAAAGGCATCTGTAGGATTTGTACCTGAATTAACCGTACCTACTGCTACTAGACCTGTCTGCCCAGTGATTCCCTTACAACGGTCCCAAGTGGCACCATTCCATATCATACAAAACGATTGAGGCCCAGGAACAGACGTGTTAGATGTTGTATCAGCTGGTGTAGTCTGAGCTTGCACTACACGCTGAGTACCAGCATCAGAAATGCCAGCGTTCATAGAAGTTGTTGCACCATTCATCTGAGCAACATTCACGCTAGAATTGGCTGGGATAGTTACAGCAGGCGTGTTTGTGATGAAAGCATTAACACCTGGGACAGTAACAGCTCCAGGTGAAGTTCCATAGTTGGACGGCGCACCCAAGGTTGATCCTGCTACCTGTGTCTCATTTACTGACTGATTAGCTGGAGGTGTATTAGTCACGGCTCCGCTATCAATCACAGTATGAAGGTTAGTTCCCGTTGGCTGAACCACGGTCACATTACCTGTAACCACCGTAGTGCTACCAGAATCCAACTGCGCGTGTAAATTTGAGCCAGTAGGTTGGACAACGGTAAAGTTGCCTGTACCTGGCGCAACCCTAATTGTATTAGCTCCAGACGTGCCAGTATTAGTATCAACCGTAGCAGGGAAGTTAGAGTCTGTTACTGAGACTGCTGACTGGTTACTGGCAATTGTCACTGGCACAGAGTTAGTCATTACAGCTTGACCAGTATTAGGCAACTGCGCTGAGGGAAGCACAACTGGCGCTGAACTAGCCGCCGCAGCTTGACCTAATGCATAAGCCAAACCACCAATCTTAGTTTGGTTAACCTGAGTCGTTCCGTCAGTATCTACTAGTATTGGCTCACAAGCCTCTCCAGTTGTAAGCCCGCAAATTACTACTGGATTACCAACTAACGTGCCTCCATCTGCTGTAGTACCCTGCACTTGAGTTGAGCTAACTCCGGTCGGAGGCGTAGTAGAAACTGTACCACTCACAGTCTGGCCATCTCCATCTGCCCCTTTATATGTCACGATAACCATGCCAGAGCCAGTAAAAGCTGTGACATTGATACGCACACGATTAACGTTGGCTGTGGTTAGAGCCACGCTTCCATTGGATGTGCAGGTCTGTCCAGCAATCACTCCTCCAGCACTCCACGTCACACCATCCGCACTAGAATCCAATGCCACAGTACAACTAGACACAGTTCCAACCGGACGCCAGATAATCTTATGCTGTGTCACAACCGTACCAGTCAGGTCAACTCCTACATCAGCTCCGACTACATTAGTCGTGAATGATCTCTGAGCTATGGCTTGGCCATGACCAGTTGGCACTAGACCTAGTAATACCAACGCTCCCACAAGCCCAATCTTGCACAACAGTTTCTTCAAATCCATTGATTCAACCTCACTTGCTCACTCAAACGCTTAGCCCTATCTCCAACCTGAGTAGCCCAAGCTGACTTCAACATCTGCACTGAAGCCTGTTCCCAATCTCCCTTTTCCATCAATTCTAGTGTACGCTTAAACTCCAGCAACTTTTCTATGCTCATGTTGAAGCACATGTTCACCAATACTCCTATTCTAGGCCCTACTAAATCAATCGTCCAAGGAAGCCTAAGTCTAAGCATATTCTGAGCACTGGCTATATCGTGCTCCAACGTAATCTCAGCCTGCTCTTTAGTCCATAGCAACTGAGAGAAGCCCATAGCAAGCTTATGTCCATAACCAATAGTCCAATTACCCAACGTATCTTTGTAAGCCGATAGTCTTAGCCCTTCGTCCCTCTTCAGTTGAGCTGGTAAGCCCTCTTTGGGCTGATGCTGCACATCTGATAATTGCTGACTTACGCTATCAGCCATAAAGGGCTGATCAGGCAAGGATTGATTCGGGTTTTGGTAAGGGTTGGTCACTGAACTTGTCTCCGTGGGCTTCAGCTTTGGCTATATCTTTGAGCAGGTCTACTAAGCCTGCTATCTCGGCCTCTATTGGCTCATGCTTGACTGCTTCGAGGTTGGACTTGACATGAGCGATGGCTTGCTCGACGGTATCTCCAAGGCCGATGGTAACTCCGATTTCGTCGTTGCGGCCTGGGGGGAAGTTGAAGATGTTGCCGTCTCTGTGGCAGTTGGCTAGCTTGAACCAACGTTGGACGGAGCTGGGAATCTTTACGGACTTCCAGTTGGAGTCTCCTGGGACTTCCTTGTAATGGAGCGTGGCGGACGCAGCAAACTTGTGTGTGAAGGTGGGTTCAATAAGTTTTCCGTTTGACCCTGACCAGATAATATCAGCCAAGTTAGGGCAGCTTTCCTGAAGATGCTCTTGGCTTTGGCCTGCCATTCTCGGTGTTGGGTCAATGAAAAATTCATTGCGTATCTCAGTTGCCCAAAAGTTCCTATAACCAATCTTCTCCAAAAACTTGCTCATCTTCTCATTCACGGCCTGGACTTGCTTTGGCATCTCTCGCGCCTCCAGAGCTGATCCAAGATAGAGTTCGTTCTTTTTCTCATAGCCTTGGAAGCTAATCTTGGGATACCTACCATCAATGCACCAGCCGTCATAACCTTGCTCTTCGGCGTTATCTATTGGCTCCTGTACTACGAAGGTTATGTCCTCGCTACAGCCGCCGAAGACTGTGCTTAGGTGTCGTAGCATTGGGAGACTGTGCTCGTAGTCTATGTGGTGCCATGTTTCCATGTTTTCCCTGAACACATCTAGCTTAACCCAGCGGTCCTCAACTCGTTCAAGGTGAGCCTCAAGAGCAGCTAAGCCAACTATAACCTTTGCCTTAGGCACAGGCAAACCCACATCTGCCAGCACGTCAAGGAAGTAGCTGCGGTAGAGTTCGATGTCTGTAGCTTCTCGGCTGCCCCATACGCTCTTACCAGACTTCTCAAGAAACCTCTGAAGCTCAGCAAAGCCAATGTCTGGAAACACGAAAAGGTCAATCTTATCAAACTCAGGACCAAAGATAGACTCGATACACTCGATGTTGGGTGAGCCATAACCAGTCACGCATCGGCTGATGTCACGGTACTCAGTCTCAAACGGCGTGTAGTAATAGACCTTCTTGTAGGTCTCACCAAGCTTATCAGCAAGACTCAAGAAGTTGCCGTAATCAACTACCGCACACGTCACGTTTTCAACTGGCTTCATGTTGGAAGGCCCCCACATATTAGGCAGGGGCCTTGGCTCACCGTTTGCTGCGGGTTGATCTTAGCTTGCGTGTTTGGCTTCGTCGGGGTGGATGGAGTTCAACACGTCAACTGTGCCCTGAGCAATCTCAGTGACACCCTTGGTAAAGAGAGCATTATCGGCTACCTGCTTGCCAGACACAAGCTCCGAAGTCTTAATGACATTGGCTACGAGAGGCACAAGAGCTTGAAGCTTCTGAGCGCCAGAACCAGCAGCCGGGAAAGCAGCCTCAATCGTTACAACAAGCTGGGCAATCTGGCTAAGGTCATTTACAGCAGTTACAACGCCAGACTGGGCCTTAGCTGAACCTAAGAATGGTCTGAGGATTGGTCCAATACCAGTAGCCACACCAGCAACATTGACAATAATCTGTCCAAGCTTTTTTAGGAAAGTAAGCATTTAAAACTCCTCCTTCTCAAGTCAAAAACTGTCTATACGCCTATACTCTCTTTAGAGAGATATACCTGTATAGGCTAGACTTACCGCCCAGAAGCGGCATAATGCCGAGTCAATGAATCAGTGCGAGTCTTGGGCTTTTTGATGCCAGCTCTCAACCGTCCCACGATCTGAACCTCATGAGCAGGCTTAGCCATGTGGGCTGCTCCACCAGGGCTACTCGCTCCATGAAGAATAGGGGAAGTGCCATCTGAGCCATGAGTATGGCTTAACTCAATCTCGCTAATCGCGGCGCGTGCGTCTGCTTTACTACAAGGATAACTCATATCAACTCCAGTCCTGCTAAATCTAGTATACGCTATTGTATACCCATTAGCTGTTTAATTAGTTGCTCGGTTGCTCCTCCGCTTGGGATAACTGGCCCTGTTCTTGGCTGCCCGCTCATACTCTGAGGGGGAGTGCTTGCCATTGGGTTAGTTGGTAAAGGTGGGCGCACAGAAGGTGGAGCTGCGGGGCCAATAGTTGGCTTAGGCCCAGCACCACCTGCCAGAGCTAAACTTTGTACTGGCTGATTGACTGCTGGACTTGAACTTGGTCCAAGTGGTATTGCGCCTGGAAGCTGAGGAGCATTAGGATTAGGGCCAGGAGGCAATGTAAGCTGTGGCTTAGGTGGAGTAGGTTTAGGCTCAAGCTTAGGTGCATTTTTGATATTGCGGTGAAGCTCATCAAACCCCTTGTGAGCCTGCTCAACTAACTTCTTGTTAGCCGTAGCAACTTGACTAGTCTTAGTTGAGCGCCATCCCTTTAGAGGGCCTTTGGGATTCTTAGCTGTGGCTTTAGTCTCTAGTTGGGCATCAGTCTTGCCACGCAGCACATTCTCATACTGCCGCCTAACCTCTGAAGCCTTAGCATAATTTTGCCGCCATGTATCATAAACCTTGCCAGCCCCAACTCGGCCTGCTGAAGCACTCAACTCAGCATCAACTGAGTTTATGATCTTTCTCAAAGCATTGGCTGTTGCTGGGTCTTTGATGCTAGTTGTGGCTGCGTTAAGCTTCTTATTAAGCTCGAACAATTCGTTCCAACTAACTGATTTGCCGGAGTTTAACTGATCGGCCATCTGGTTGAGCACATCACGAGCAGCACCTACGGCCCCCTTGGGCGTACCCGGCGCACTCTCCAAGTCCCCCAAAAGCTTGGCTGCGGTACGAATAGTTGGATTGGCTTTAATAGCTCCAACATTAGTTACTTCGCCCTGCATGTGACCCTTAATAGCTTCTGCTTGCTCTGAGAGTGTATCAAAGATAGGTTGTGTTATACGCTGTGTCATTTGCTTAAACTTACTAAGTTCTGATGGTTTCTCTGGTAGAGATGGGTACTTGCGTGCTCCTGGCTTATGTGGTGACTCTGCTATTAATCTCATAGCAATAAGCCCAGCTATATCTGTTCCAGCTCCTACTAAATCCTTATTACCAATTTGCTCACCAATTCCAGCGGCCATTGGCCCTACACCTGGTAATGCTGCCGCCCCAGCATATCCCAATCCTTCAGACGTATTGCCTTTGTTAAAAGACTGAATGGACTTATCAGCAGCATCTAGTTGTGGGCCAACTACTGGAACTGGACTTATCATTTCCTCCAAGCCTTTACTTATATTGAAGGCTTGTCTACCGGTAGACTGGTGATTAATCTCATCCCATTGACGATTCCACTCAGCTTTATACTCTTTATCTTCTCTTTCCCATCTAGCTTTTAGATCAAGTTGCTCTTGAAGTTTCTGTGGCAGAGGCGGCTTAGGCACACTCCCAGCTCCAGGCTCTTGACCCTTCATAAGAACATATTGCTTAAGGTTGCTTGGCTCAACAGAACGTTGAATCTTAGCTCGGCCAATCTCACTCTTGGATATAGCTTGAAAGAGCTGGTAGTCATCCATATCTTTAGGGACTTCAATCAAGTCTCGCACCTGAGCCAAGAACTCCTTTACTGTCTGCTTCTTATCCGGCATATCTCACCTTTTACTTTTGGTTAAGAAAGTCCTGTAAGCTCATTTTCTTCTGCTGCGGTTGGCTCTGTGGAGCTTGAGCTGGCTGCGGTTGGCTTGGGTTAGTCTGAGCTTTGGGCTTATGTGGTAACAATGGAATCTCGGTAGCATTCTTAACCTCATCAGCTACCATGTCTAACTGAATTTTGGCTTGCTTTGAGCTTGAAGTGCCTCCACCTGGCACAAGCCTATACATCAAGTCCTGGCTGGCCTCAGTGCTTGGTAGGTAGCCAGCTTTACGCATTGTTCCAAGCGCTTCTCTCAAGCGATTGGTATAGGCGAGGGCTTTGAGTCCTTTATCATCTAGCTTCTGCTGGCTAAGCTGATCAACCATATTACTAAGCCATTGCACAACGTCGCTATCATGATGAGCAGCTTGTAGAGCTTTAGCGAAGATAGCTCTAGTCTTAGTATCGTCAAATGCATCGAGGTTATCATACATGCCCTTGAGAGCACCATGCTCGTACATAGGAGTACCAGGAAGCCCCATAGCTGATTGCATCCTTTGCACAGTACCAATCTGGTCAGAAGTTAGATTGTTAATCATAACTACGCCACGATCTTTAAACGCACCGTTCTGCTGGCCAGTCATAAACTGGTAGGCACTCATCGTGACCTGCTGGCCATCATCGAATAAGAAGTTACGAAGCTGGTACATAGCATAGCCCTTGGCTCGGCCCATGCCAATAGCTTCTTTTAGGGCATACTCCCGCTTGAAGTCATAGTCCAAGATATTCTTGGCATCTTTATCACCATGAAGTGCAGCTTGCTCTAGCGTATAGCGAGTCTGAGCTTTAGGATGGAGGGCTTGATTAACATCTGTTGCAATCTGGAGCTTCTGCTTACCACCATCCACATCCCCGCCTTGGATGTCTTCTATAGCCTCTCCAGCAAGCCTCATGATAGGTGTCTCGCGGCCTGCATCATGATGGGCTTCAATCTCATCACTTGACGGAGCATGACCAAGCTCTTTAGTCTTACTCTTATACCACGCTTGAAACTCAGTCTTAGGTTCTCCCTCCATAGACTTTAACACCAGCTCCTTCTGTGTCTGAGCAGCAGTATGAGCATCAGCCATAGAGGGCTGCTTAATCTGCTTTGGCCATCTATCAATAAAACCACGAGCTTCAGCCTGTCCAGGCTGAGTAGACTGAGCTTGGTTAGGCTGTGGTTGAGTCTGTCCTTGTTGAGGCTGTTGTTGGCCTTGCTGAGCTGAGTCCATACCTTGCTTGGCTTGGTCAATCTTCTGCTTAGCTTGCTTCAAGTCCATGAAACGCTTGAGTCCCTGGAAGGCTACGTTATTCATAGTCTTCTCAGGGTTCATCAAGTCCACGCCAAACGCTTTAGTGAGAAGCTTAATCTTCTTCTTGTCAGCAAAGAGAGAGGCTATACGAGGGTCTTGGCTAAACATCTGTTTAGCTTTTTCTGTATCACCACCTGAAAGCTGTTGGGCTTCTTCCCAAGCACTATGAAGGATTGTAAAGTCATTTACGACCTGGTTGACTTGCTGCTCTTTTTGTTGCTTAATATGTTTCTGTAAAACTACTCCAATCTGAGGAACAAACATGCTAAGTATCCCCATACCAATATCAGAGCCAAGACTAGTTTTGCCTAAGCTAGGGTTTATCTGAAGAGGGGATAGTTCAGACTTAGGTTTAAGGTTGGACTCAATAGTCTTCTTGATAGAATCATCTACACTACTACCTTGGTTAGGCTGAGCCTGTTGAGGTTGTGCTTGAGACTGCTGCCCTAATGATTGTTGTAAAACAGAAGCTATGGAAATTGGTAAATTCATTTATCCTAGCCTCCAAGAGCCTTACCAACGTTAGCAGCAGCATTACTAGTAGTTGAGATAAAGTCCATTATATTACCAAACAAGCCCTTGGGAGCCGGTCCCTTACCAGCAAGCAAAACGTTCATATAGTTCTGGACGCTCTGCTCATAAAGCCCTGCCCAAATCTGACCTTCATTAAGCTGTTCCTGGCTCAAAAAATCTCCAAGTCCAATCGCAGCCGAGCTAGACCCTCGTAAGCCCATATTACTAAACTGTTCAAGTATGTCAGCTTCTTTACGCTGGACTCCAGGTTGCATAGCTGCAATCAAAGCCTGAGCTACTGCTGGATTAAACCCTGCACCACTCTGCAAAAAGTTGGCAAGCTCTCCAGCCACACCTGCACTAAAACCAGCCTTATGCAAAGCCTTAGTAATGTCATTTAAGGGGTTGTTGGTGCCATTACCAAAGCCCAGGAGATTAGCTACGTTAAAACTGTTGGGGTCGCTTGAGCTTGGACTTGCAGCTCCATTAATTGGAGATGTAATTAGAGGCGTGCTCGTGCCACTTGGAAAGGTAGGCAAGAACGGGTTATTACCGCCTCCAATAGCAGGAGTATTGGTCGAAGCTGGAGTAGGCACAGAGAGATTTGAACCTCCTGGGTTTGCACCAGGAATTCCAGGCATACCAAAAGGAGAAGGAGTAGACATAAAACCCTCTTCTATAATTCTACGCCAAAACTAGCTTAGCGAGGGTTAGTTCGGGAGACCCGAATCCCAAGCTGGCGAGTGTTAAACTGTTGATCTCGCTCGACTTGGATGGTACGAGCAGCAATAAGTCCTGGCCGCCCCATCTTGCCTTGACTTGTTTGAAAGTCAGGGTCGCCCCACAAGATATTGTGGATAAATGTAGCCTGATCATTCCACCGCTTTACGATTGCTATCCGCTCAGCAGCAGCATACTCAATAATCTCTTCCCAACTATCAGGAATAAAAAGTGGGGCAGCATTCAAGGCAATCGTATCAGTTGTGTTGCCTGGAAACGGATGCTTAACCTGATACCGTAGAAAGATGGAGTAGGCTTGGTTAGGCACCGGTGCAAACCGAAAGATCGAGCCATAGCGCGTCCAGTACTTGGGAATGCCAGTCGTAATAGGACTAGTAATAATCTCAATAGCTTTAGGGGTCTTATAGTCTAGAGTATCAATTACAGTATTGGCTGGAGGATTTATGGAAAGAACAAACACTTCGGGCCAGTTGTAGTCATCATCATTATTGAGAAAAGCTGCAATAGGATTATCGGCTTTAGTCACGCTAACGGTTAGTCCTGTACGTCTAAGCTCATCAAATGGGTACTTCTCCGTAATCTCAATGACAGACTTACGGATATACTTAGGCGCAAGCTGGGCAACATCAGTACGCTGTTGTAGAGCTTCAATAACTCCAGGCACTAAGTCTGCTACGGTTCGATTTGATCCACCAGGAATCATACTATGCTGCCATCAAAATTTCAGCCGGAACATTATTTACGCTAGCAACAAGATTAACTGAAATAATGCCTCCTGCCGACTCTGTAGGCTGCCAATAGATATAAACTCCCCCCGGCAATACAACTGGAGAGTTCTGTGCAGATACTAATGCCCCACCTACTACAGCAGTCTGCACAGTAATATTCCCGACTGGTGTCCCGTTAATTCCACCAAGATTCCTAACAAATAGCACCCATATTGTAGGTGCAGGAAGTGTTACAGCAAGACCAATACCATTATTGATTGGCATATAGTCAATATGAGTTGCTTCTGATCCAGGTAAGCCAATTGTTCCAACCGAGCTATTTACACGCGCCGTAGCAATTGCATTATCAATTACCTGAAGAACCACCCCAGATAGGTTTACGTTTATATTTGCAGCCATAAAGTCCTCATACTATTAGTATAGTCACAACATTGGAGCCTTGTGTCTCTTTGAAGAAAGCCTGAGTTTTGGTCCAGGGTGTTATGCTACGATATACTACTCCCTGATTTGTCCCTCCTAGAAATAGGAAGCCATTAGGAATGCGTCCCAAATTATGACTAATAGCAAACTCGGTATTGGAGGCTGCTGGACTAGTCACAATAAACTTGTCTCCCTCAAAATTGCTTTCAGGATCAATCACACGCTTGGACTGGCCAACCGCTGGAGCGGAAGGCATAGATGACCCAAAGCTAATATTGCTTAAGGTCTTATTGATACGGTCGAGATGATCTTGAACACCTTGGGGTACACCAGGACTAACTATAGCTCGTGTTGGTATAGCACTAATCTCAATGCTTGTTCGACGCGGCGGCTTCATTTTTATTCACTATCCTCTTCACTATCTCCACGCATAATAGCTCGTGTGATTCGTACTGGTCCACTTCCAGCCGTTCTACTAAGGCCAAGTTGTGGACGCTTACAAGTTAGATTAATCGAAACAAAAGCTGTCAGTAAAGCATTAGTAGGAACCGCATTCCCAAGTTGCTGCTTAACACTAGCACTTACAACCTGACCATTGTCATTAGTTCCAGTCACAGTCACGGTTATTGTGGCCAGTCCTAAGTCTTGGTAGGTTAAGTCAACCCTTCTCACAGTTGGAGTAGCATCAGGAACCACATCTTCCTGCTTATATGAATAGAAGCTTCCATCTTTCTGATCATCTAAGTTACTAAAGTCATAAAAGCCGATGTAGCACTGTCCAGAGGCTATGTCTTGAACTGGAGTAAAGAGAAAGTAGGTACTAGCAAATACCCCTCCATTCTCATTCGCTGGAAATGCTATACTAACTGAGCTACCAGTACTAGTACCTGGTACACCTCCACCATCAGGTTGGTTCATTGGTCCGCCTGAACCACCATCTAAATCCGGTAATGGAATATTTGGCATAACCCTACACCCAACACGCACTAGAAGCTCCCGTAGGCCATACACCCGACGTGAACCACGGAAACCAGTGATTATCCTCTAAAACATAAATCCAGCTCTTAGTACCGTTGCTTAGAGGGATACGAAGATGGTACATAAGATAGCTAATACCCTGCTTAAAGCTTCTCTCAAACGAAGCTTTTGGAGAACCAGTACTCATAGCAAGGTCAGCCAAGATTGCATCACGCGCTGCTCCACCAATAGGCTGCATCCCACCCGGCGTAATCTGATAAATCTGCTCAAAGCTAATAAAGACCCCAGTATTCCCATATTGAGCAATCGTAAAAGGATAAACATTTCCTATTCCCTGCTGGGATTGCCATAAGTGATTAAAGTCAAATGGTGCAACACCCTTACCCGTTGGAGTTATATGTGTGATACCATTTTGCCTAAACAAATAACCATCCTGACCAAGTGTCATCAATCCAGTGATTATATCTGGCACATCCAAGAAGGTGTTATTGCCCGCGTTGACGTTGATGCTAGGATCAAAGGTTGCACCAACCGTTCCAAGGTTGGTGCCAAAGTTGCCGTTAGAGTCAGTTGGATTGAAGCCGTTGTTTGACCAAGCTATAGCATTAGCCTGCCTCACAGTTGCGCCGCTTGTTGTGCTATATGTGTAAGCTAAGAGTATATGATTGTCTAGCTCACCCAAGAACACCGCTCCAAACTTGGCCGTATTATCAGGCGGTGGGTTAGTTGAGCCAATAAACGCTACATCTGTCAATGGCTGAGCTGCTGCTCCATCCCAAGCGCTCAAGTGTGGACCATTACAGTAGTATAATATACCTGCTAAAGCTACCCAATTTACTGGAGCAGTTCCAAGTGGAGGACCACCAATAAATTGCCAAGGGTTCTTGGCTTTAGCTATCAAGTCTGGCCAGTTTGGGTAGAGCTGCCAAAGCCCCCTCTGCGTAAAGCAGAACGTATGCCACACCTGAGAATTACTCAAAAAGCTCCCACAACCCAGGATTAGATCAACACCATTTGGACCAGGCAGAAATCTCCCAAACGCTGGCCTACTCGTAATTTGAGCATTACGGAGGAAGACATTGAGCAAGTCTGGGCTATACTGAGGACCAATCGTGTTAGCTGGGGCCTGAACATGTAGTCCACCATAAGGAGCAGTCCACTGAGTCGCCACACCACCAGCCGGAGCTGTCCATTGGTCAGGAGAATAAGTTATCTTAAACTTAGCCATGATCTCCTTTAATTCTAAGCCTTTAAGCCCTCTTTGGGCTGATGCGGCCCATCTTAAGTTAAATCAAGGAGTCCACCAAAGATTGCTCCCTGGTGGACTGCTCTACCCAATATTATTGCCCCTGGGTAAGGGAATAGCAAACATTTCTGCTTGCGCATCAGCCAAAAAGGGCTGCTTAGTTGATGGTTATGAGGACGACTCCACTTTGGATTGTGATTGGTGTGAAGCCATTGATCCAGTAGACCTTGCCACGGTTCTGCTGCCCGATGCCGGTGCTTGTAGCTTGCCATACAGGATTGCCAGCTCGGTCTCTCAAGTCGAGCGTGTGACCGGCTGCGGCTGCCTGTTGCCAGCTAATATCCTCGACTCGTACTTGCCAGGGATATAAGCACTGAGCTACAGTTCCACCACCACTCTGAGCTGTTCCAGCGGCAATGACAAACTGAGGCGCAAGGGTAAAACTTGAGGCTCCACTTGCTCCAGCGATAAGTTTGTAGAAGCCGTTGTAGGCTGCGGCAGAAGCCCCAATCACCGTGAACCAGTTAGCCGGAACTCCAGTTGTGTTGAAGTTGAATGCGGCAGTCGTGGTAAGCGTAACTGTACCGTCAGCATTGAGGGTCAGGCCAGTTGCTGGCGTGATAGAAGCTGTAGCTGGGTCGGTGCTAATGAACGACCACGGATTTCCGCCAATGTTCACAAGTTCTCCTTAGCTATACTCAACAGCTACGTGAGCACCAATACCATAAACTCTTACGGCACTAGTGGCCGCAGTTGTAATCAGAAAGCTCACAGCAAGGTTGCTAAAGTCGGCCTGTTCGAAGATGAGAGGCTGAGCCAAGCTGACCTTCTGAACGTGAGGAGTACTGGCACTAGTGGTCGTAGTAAGAGCAACTCCAGTAGCAGCTAAAACAGCATCAATCGTCACAGCCGTATTCTCAGCATATCGAAGCCGGTTGACAGCTAAGGTTGCAGTAGTAAGCCCAGCAGTCTGCACAGAGTACACAGCAAATACGTCAACCAGGGCTAAGCCAAATGGCATCTGAGGGCTGCCAAACTGAGTAGTCTGATTAGCATTAGAGCCTGAAGCAATTCCGCTGAACGGGTTGCCAGGGCCAGCCGCGCCAGGAGTAGCAGGGGTCGTGCCAAAGGCTTCGTTGAACTCGTTCGTTACGAGGATTGTGCCTTGGCCAGGCTGGGTAGGAAAGATGAAGTAGGGACGCTTGACTTCAGCAATTCCCATCTGAAACGTAACAGTCGAGACTCCGGCAGTGTTGTTTAGCGTGAGGGTGCCATCAGCATTCTGAACCCAATTGTACTGACCAGCTCCACCGCCATTGTTAGCAGACGGAAAGTTGAGGTTCTCAGCACCGTAAAATATCAACCCACCAAAAGTTCTCGCCATAATCTCTCCTACCAGTAAACATCCAGCACGTCAGCGCGTCGTTCGCTTGGGTTAGTCAGCTTTTCATCTGGCTCAAGCTCATGCCGTGGTATGCTTACTGCTCGTGCAACCTGAATGTCTCGCGCTCCGGTTATACTATTGTCGTAGCACTTAGCTAAACATAAGAGCTTACCTTGCTGCCATAACATCTCATCAAGCGGGTAACGAAAGTCACACCTACTACAGTTGTGATAAACCTTCGACCTTTGACTACGATAATAAGGCATGACTAACTAATAGCTATCATGGTCCGTTGCTGCCCCAAGTTCCAACCCAACTCGTAGCTCCGGCACTGAAACGCTGGAACGTGAGCATCTTGGTAGAGCGGGTATCAAAGTCATCGTCATAGTCCGTGTCTATAGGATGTCGGTCAAAGTGCTTAAGCTGATGACCATCCTTCTCAGTTACACCAAACCATGCAGTCTGGCTGGTCAGGTAATGAACCACTCGGAACTTGATGTCCTCACCAAGTAGGGAGTTGAGTTCGTTATCGTCCGTATAAGGCTTACCAGGACTACCCAGAATCTCACGAGCAATAAACTTTAGCTCAGGCGGAATCAGGATGTACTTGGGCTTTACGCGAACCGGAATGCCCTGACTATCCACAAGCCGCTCGAATTGGTTGACCATAAGCTGAACTCCAGTAAAGCTCAAGTCAATATCAGGCGAGGGCCGATTGGGATAGGTGCCAGCCGCAAAGATCACATTGGTCAGTCCAGGGCCAACATTGGTTGCGGCGGTTCCACCCAGCAATGGATGCTGAGTATTGAACACACTAATGCCATCCGTAGTTGTAATGGTGGAGAAGCCCAGGTTGAGTACATTCCAAGTCACAATCTCACGAGCGAACATAGCCGACCGTGCATGAGCCTTAGGCACCTGTTTGAGAATGCCGTACTGATCATCCTCAATCAGTTCCCAGCTAGTGCGAGACCCAAGCCCATAACTCAGATGAATGTAACGCTTGGTTCCACCCTGAATCATGTCGTCATAGACAGCCGCAGCACCTTCCGGCTTCTCAGGCATGATCCCCACGCCAGTCATTTCAACTTCGTCCTCGAACTCCTGAGTAGAAGTTTCGATGTTGAAGACTTCAGAGTACTCCTCTTGGCGCATCTGCAAATCGAGGAAGTGCAAGAAGAAGTGATGCACCCCCGGAGCTAAAGTCTGTGCGAACTGTCCGCGAACCATCATAAAAGTTAATCTCCCAAGGTCAGCCCTTATATGCCAAGGAACTGAGTGAAACGAGAATCAAGAACAAAAAGAACTCTGGAACCCGCAGCCGGTACATCCCGCAGATCAAGTCCAACTACTCTCAGCACAGTGTTAGTGCCAACGGTGCTCTTGTTCTTGTCTACGTACCAGTACTTGCTATTCGAGTCAATCGTAAGACCGTACTCTTTGCCTACATCAGTTGCGGCTGGAGTAGCAGTATTGCCGTTGTTGCCAAATACAGCGCTCCACACAACCTGAGGCCCAGCCAAAATAAAGCCTACGCGGCCATCATTGATTGGTGCGCCATGAGCAATATTCTTAGCACTAGTCTGGTTAGGCACAGAGCCAAACGTGCCAGCTACAGCGCCAACACCAGTAAACGGCTGTTGAGGACTAGGAGCACCAGAACCAGTTGCGCTCAAGTTTGAAGCAGCCTCATAGCTGAACCCTACGATTCCACCAATGCTAGCTGACCCAAACACAAACGCAGTTCCAGTAGTTCCGTCCCAAGCCTTGACACCACCATCGGCAGCAGTAAGCTCAACCGGAGTACCAGCCAAGAAAGTCTGACTAAGTTCCTCAATCAAGCGCTGAGCAACAAACCCATTTGCGCTGGTGTCCTGCACCGGAAGAATAGGTATTCCACTGATCGCCATAATATCCTCTTAACTCTTTTTGCTTGCCTTATCAGCAGCAATCTTTTCACGAATCTGGGTTTCCTGTTCCCTCGCAGCCTCAAGCCCACCATTCAATGCTGAGCTTGAGAGAAGCGCATCTGGATTGTCAGGAATGAAGTTACTGGCCTTGCCACGGAAGTTCTCTTGCCCAATCGACGCGCCACTAGCCTGACCATCACTCATCACGTTCTGGCTAGTGTCACCCTTAAGGTACATACCCCGTGCCCTCTGCATAAGTAGCGCACGTTCCATATTGTACTTGATAGCAGCATCATACAGGTCGCCCCGGATCTTCATCAAGATCAGATCACCCGCCCTAATTTCACCCTTGTCAGACGTACAGTCGCCACCAAGTACTTCTACATCCTCAATCGTGGCATTAGTAAAGCCCTGGGCTTTGCGCTTGGTATACATCTGGCCACGTTCGCCAAGGAACACCCAGCGATACATATACTCGGTATTTTTAACTCGGATGGAAGAAACTTCAGGCACCATCAGCGGCTTGGCAACAACAGACTTGTTGAAAAGAAGTGCCGCTTCACGAGAGATTACTCGTGGCTTAGGTGCATCGGGTAGAGGAACATTCGCATTCAGGTCAGTTACGACGTTATCTCGAATTCCGCTAGTCGTGGCTGTAGTAAGCACAAACGCATCGCTTTCTCTCCTTTACGATACGATCCCCAAACTTAATTATAAGCTTAGTCTAGGGCTTATGGTTTATTTTGCTTGACACGCTCATCGTACTGTGCTTGGCTGATTTTCCCCACAGCCAACTCATAGTCAAGCTCACTCATCTTTCGTTCGCAAGCTGGTAGCGTGAAGCTCGGCTCGGTATACCTCAACCTTCCACTCATCTATGTCTCCTTCTAACTAATTGAAAAACTTGAGCTTAGCAATGGTCTTCTGAGCATCAGCCGGGCTAACCTTGTACCGTGAGAATAGCTTTCGCTGCTCGTTCGTCAAGCCATCAGAGGGACTAGAGCTACTCGTGCTACCATCACCGCCATTAGCACCCTCCAAGAAGAAGCTTTGCTTAGTGCCATCAAACCTAAGACCAGCCGCAGCAGCCGCTTCGCCAATTACCATGTTGATAGTATTGCGGATATAGGCTTTATCTCCGCGCCATGCTTTGTGTCCACCCTGACCATCCGGCTGTACCAGTGGGGTAACATCTAGCAAGCTATTAATCCGCTCAGTAAACTTCTCAAGCGTAGGCCCAAAGCCCTTAGCCCTAAACTCTCCCAGCACCTTCTCACGGTTGATATCAGCTTGCATTTCAAGCTGTTGCTGATACATAGGCCCCACAGCAGCAACCACCCGCTGTCCAATTGCAGCATCTTCATCCTCGAACACACTAGCATACTGAGGCTGAGCAGGCTGACCTTCGCTATGGCTTGGCTGACGTGCCTGGAACCGCTGCTCAACTGAATCTACCTTGTCAGAAATAGTCTTAAGGGTTGCAGCGAAGGGACTAAGAGCTTCAGCCAAAAGCTCGGCCTGAGTCTTTTGAGGCTCACTACTAGCCTGAGGTTGGTTCTCGCTAGAAGGATGTGCTTCTGGGTCGGGGGCAGGTTCATGATTTCTGCTAAACATTCCCATTACTTTGACTCCTTTGCTTCTCGGATGAACCGTTGAAGCCTAGTTATCTCCTTATCTAACTCTAACATATAGTTATCAATAAAGTTGACAACACCACACGCCTGCTCCCTTAAAGCCTGAGCCTTAGCCGAATCAAGCGCAGTTTGCTCAAAGTCAGCGCGAAGAAGGCGCAAGCCCGCTAAGACCGAGGCCCACATCTCCCCTTGGAAGATTGACTCCACCACCTGGGGCGGAAGAAGGGCCAGCTCCCGAAACGGGTAGCCCTCCGGGGGCCATTTGCCCTGCTTGGCCAGCTCCCTCATCTGGTGCGTCTGGGACGTAAAGTTCGGGGTCGAATCCAAAGTCTTTTACCACCTTTCTGTGAAACATGGTCGAACTAAAGATTACGCTCTGGGCATACTGCTTAAACTCCGGCCCAGCCATTGGGTTACTCACCGCTTGAATAAGCTGGCCCACAGCAGTATAGTGCCGCTGAAGCAGCCCAGCTAGCAACATGCCAGTTTGTTTCTCCACCTCACGGTTCATTGAGCCAGTACTAGCTCTAATGGGTATACGTAGGCTGTGCTGCTCAAACTTATCCAATGCAGCCTCTAGCCTCTCACCATCTAAGCCAAATGCCTCTTCTCGCCCAAACGTGCCAAACTTACCATACATCTTCACCAGCAACGAGCCAAGGCAAGTATGTGCATGTCTAAACTCAGACGTAGCCCAGCCTACACTGGTATTGTTCTCTTGCATCACAGCTAGAGTGCCTTGAGCCGAGTACTGCTGTGGCCGCTTCATCATACTACCCGAACCCGCACCTGCCACAGCCGGAGTTATACCAGCTCTACGTGCCACAAGCTGAAGTGTCATCTCTTCGTTCTTGAAGGTGCTAGGATAGACATCACCAATTTGGATAGCTTCAATATCATCCTTCTCTCCTACCAATAGCGCCGATGGATACAACTCCTGGTTAGCATCCAATGTTCTCGCCTTGGGGCTAACCCTCAACGCTCTAATGTTAGCTATCGTAGCATTATCTAGCCGTTGGTTATGCGTTGTGCTAAGCTCCTCTTGATAGATTTCGAGGAGTTCAGCATAGCCATGCCCATACAAGCCATTGGTGCGATAGCCAAGCTTAGCTCTCTTAACTGGTAGGGCATTCTCTGGCATGAAGCTAAACACACACCGTAGCACGGTCTTGGTGTGCTTGTGGAAGGTTAGGATGATACGGTATTTGCGGCCTTTGAACCAGCGAGGGAAATAGCATTCCCAAATGTCCCACTCAGCCGTAGTGTCAGGCCGTGATGGACTAGTTACGCCCTGGTCTTGAAGCTCCTGCCGCACTGGCTCTATCGGCTGGCTACGGTCGGGCTGGTCTATAATCTCCTTCACCGCATCTTTCTTGTAGTCACCCTTAAAGCTTCTCTCCTCAAGCTGCATTCGGCTCAACGTTCGCTTCACCGCAACAAAGTCAGCCTTCTCTAACGTTTGAGCTTTAGCATCAGCTAGCAAATCCTCATGCCTCAAGTTATAGACCTTTGGACCAGCATAAATCGTATTCTCAGTGCCGCGAATCCTCTTATCCGCTTCTGAATCATATCCCACAACCACAGCTTCAGTGTTCTGCTCAAGCGCAACCTTAACGAAGGCTGTACCAAGATTGGCCGCCTCCGTGTACCAGAGGGCTTCTACTTCATGCAGATTGAGTTCGTCTGGCTCTACGCCAACTAAGTCCATGAACTCCTCAAGCACTCTACGCTCAGACTCATTGGCTTCTTTGGCTTCGTCTGTATCAGCTTTAGCAAAGTTCTGGAACGTCCACAGCGGATGAGTAGCCCACACCAACCCCATTACCCGTGCAACCATCGTATCCACAGTCTCACCAATTACCTGCACAACTGTATTAGCAGCATTCATCCAAGGGCTATTTTTAGTCTCAGTCAAGGGCCTACCTAGATAAAGCCTACGCCACTTGGGAAGCTTCTGCATGTGAAGCTCTTGATGAGCCTGTAGCAGGGTCTCAAGCTGTTGCTCCACAAACCACGTCATGTCACCCATCACGTCTTTGCCAAAATCACATTCTACTAGCTCAAACTTATCAGGCATTAGCCTTCTCCTCAGCCTTAGGCTCAGCCGGTAAGCCCTTTATTGGCTGATACTCGATCTCTAGCTTGTTGGCTTGAAATAGCTCTGGGGCTGCATCAGCCTCGGTAGTGGGCTGGTCGGCTTCAGGCTGGCTGATGACAACAGCTTGGGGCAGGATAACGGTTACGATATTGCCACGCATGAGCTGGGCTTGGCGATGACAGGCTATGTAGTAGTTGGCTTGGTCGGAGCTATGTGCCCAAGCTTCCCACTGGCAGGTGCATCCTACATGAAATGGAGGCGGGTCAGCTATTGGAGTACGATAGATGCTTGGATCAAGGTTGCGCCGCACGTTCTCGGTGAGCTTGATAGTGTGATGGACAGAGATAGGCATAGGTCTCCTTTAGCAGCAGCATCCGCTCCAGTCAACTTGTGTTGGTTGCTTGGCTGCGCTCATGGCAGCCACAAACTCTTTAGGATCAATATCTGAGACTGGCCAGTACTCGTGACTGGCTTGAATTAACTGGACACCAGCTATGACTTCTTGTTCGGTGAAGGTAAGGCTCATAGTGATCCTTAGTAGCCGGTGAAGCCTTTACGGGCTTCATGGCGTTCCCGGTGCTTCCTCATAGAATCAATTATACGCCGGGCATGAAAGGCGTTCCATGCTTGTGGGCTATATCCTAGTCCATCAAGCACATCCATCGTCGTACCGCCTGGATAGTTGTTGTACTCGTCAAGGAATTCGTTCTGGTCGTGGCGTACCCAAATCTGTCCACCCCTGAACAGCGGCTCAAGCGATTCGATACGGTCGCGCTTGGCATTAGGGGTACGCTGCCCCTTAAGAGGCTTCTTGGTCAGGATAAAGTTCTCAGTCTTAGAGCGATACTCGATTGGGTACCTGAGTAGGGTCTGGGCAGCGTTCTCTTCAAGCCAGTACTCGTTGATGCCCCACATCTTGGCCAGCCGGTACAAATGAAAGACTAGATCATCGTAGCTACTGCTCTTGGCCCATACGTCAAGCAGGTAGATGCGGTCGGTCTCAGGGTCTAAGCCACTCACTACAAGTGCATGTCTAGAGCGGCCTCTTTCCTCGGCATGGTTAGGGTCTACGATGATGGACTTGATCAGGACGCGGGGGTTGACATCTGGGAATACCTCTCCATCCTTGACTTCATGCTTAATCCAATGTTTGCCTATAGATACAGGGCTGGGTGAGGCTCGGTAGTAGCGTAGCCATTCGGGCTTGAAGACACACTCTTCAGGGTTGATGGCAAGGTTGAGGTACTGATGGCTAAAGTAGAACGGGCCTTGAGTCTGCCTAATCTCGTCAAAGTCTTCCTGGCTAAACTCTTCGGGGAATATGATTTCGCCGGGCGGGTGACGGTCGCAGCATCCGCCAAGGGCTGAGTGGTGCTCGATGACAAAACGTTTAGCTTCAGGGACTTTTAGGTTGTTCTTGCGAATCCATCCACTTAGGTCGTTGGGTGCCCAGCGGTTGTTGGTAACTGTCCATGTACCCTGAGCCACGCTGACAAATGCACCCATGAGGAGCTGATGGTAGGAGTGAACCTTAGCCATCTCTAGCTCTGACTCAATAGCATCCTTACCCACAACATCATCCTCGTCAATATCATCGTAATGCCTTGACTGTAGCGCACCGCCAATGCCAATAAAGTCGTAGGTGCCTTCACCATTGGGGCCACGGAGGGGGGTACGGATTTGCTTGGTCTCCTTAGTCCAGATGCACTTAGAGTCTGGGATAATCTCAGGAAAGCAGTGCTTGAAAAGATCGTTGTTTTGGAAGTGCCAATCAAACCTTAGACCAAGCTTCTCGGCATTGGAGATGGTTTCTGTGGCGATGAGGCGGCGACGGCCAGGACGGTGGATACGCTTCATCCAAGCTATCCAAGCATCTGGGTAGCCAAGGTCTCTCATGCAAACTTCGTCTATCTCGTTGAAAGGAAGGGTAGTCCAGATCGAGCGACCCTCAGTAACCATCGTGGTCTTCAGATGGTCACGAGGCATCTCAAACAGAAACCTTGGCATCTCAGATTCGAGCTTTTCTAATATGGGCTTGTGGAGGTTGGGGCTAAGCTTGTCACGCTGGAGAACCCACTTCTCGAAGAAGTAGAGAGAGCCGAGCGAGTTGAGGCGCATTACGAGCTTGAACTTTTCGCTCTTGGGGTCTTCCGGCACATCCAGCATCGTCCAACGCATGATTAGATAACTACCTCAACCTTAGAAGTCGTTTCTATCCAAGCCTTTACGTTGTAACAAGCTATAGGTAGATTGCCCCAGCATACTTCACATGGCCCTAAGATTCTGACTTGATTGGCTTGGGTTCGACGTGTGCCGCGCTGGACTGTGATGATAGGTTCAGGTTCCTTTGCTCTAAGGTTAGCCTTATCTTTCAAGTGATGATTCATGTAGATGTAAGTTTTCATCTACTCTCCCTTACATTCTCCTTTACTGGCTTAAATGGGGAGGGGCCACAAGACGCTGACCAACGCTGAAAGGAGAAAAGAGCGTGGTTCTGGACGTGGCCCCATAATCAACTATATCACCTCATGCTGGTTAAGGATATCAACCAGAACTTCCCAAGAGATATTATGTCCAGCAATTCTAATCATGCGGGTATCAAAGTCGTAGTCGGGGAATCCCCAGCCAGCAGTACACCCTTTCCAAGCAAATCCAAAGATGAAGCGCTTGTTGTGGCAAGCTTTAGCTAAGGCTTTGGGGCGAATGCGGAAGTAGAAGACGAAAATCCAAAGCTTGATAGCTATTATAGGATGGCATGAAGAGTCCCACCGATAGTTTATTCCCTGCCTTAAAACTGCACCTTCAGGGTAGTAGTTAAAGCCAATCATAAGATCTCCTTTTTGTCTATACGCCTATACTCTCTTTAGAGAGATATACCTGTATAGGCTAGTTTTAGGGGTTAAAGGCGGCAATCTCTGACTTCCCTCTGAGGTTGCTCAGGGTCAGGTGTCCATCCATACCAGCTAAGATTTCTGACTCATGGAGGATACGGATGGCAATAGGTTGGCCAGCTCGGTTTAGATCAACCAAGTAGCCTGCAAAGTTGCTGAAGAGAACGGTGTCGCCGGGCTTTAGGGTCTTGCAGTCTTGGCCTGCACTTACAACGACGCCACTAGTAGGACGACGCTGAGCCGTCTCAGGAGTCACAATTAGCCCGCCCTTACCATTGCAGGACGGGCAACGAACGCGTCCCTCGTCGCATATAGAGCATTTCTTACCATTGGACTTAGTTTGGATACCCTCACAGTCTAAACATGGCACCTTGCCCAATCCTGAGCATTGTTCGCACTCATAGCCAGAGCGGAACTGATCTTCCTCAATCAGTACCCGATCACCAAGCGCCCAGAACGAAAGCTCTCCTACCTTGAACTTGGTTGTGGGAGATAGAGAAGGCTTAGTCTCCTCAGATTCGTTGGATAGTTGAAGTGTTGGTTTAAGGTTAATAGGATGAGTGGCTGGCATTGGTATCTCCTTTGTTTTCTACACTCTATATCTAAAATATCAGGCGCTAGTTCATCTGGATCGTCTGTAAAACCATCGAGGTTTGCGATTAGGCACAAGAGAGCCTCTAATTAAGTTTATCATGCTTAGAGCTGATAGTAAAGCTGATAAGGGCTATGGATTGAAGAGGTTGGGTGTGTAAGTATGATACTTATTTTGGTAAAAAATTGGTGAGGAGATATTCCCTTCCTATACTCTCCCTCACACCATCAAAAATTCCCCCCTCGGCTCGCCAAACCATAATGCTGGCTTACAAGCAGTAGTGCCGCTACTAGCCGAACCAAAAGCAAAACTTTGTTCGCCATTACTTCGCCCCACCCTCACCTAGTCTAGCGGCCGAGTCTAGAGCCGACAAGCCCTTTTGGGCTGATGTTATAACCTGCGGTTCATGGCTAGAGCTTCTGATCTCCGCTACGATAGCGCGTGCTCGCTCAAGGTCAGATGCGCTCAAGCTAATGCTTGTGCTAGTCATGTTGATCTGCTGAGCTGGACGACCGTCACGCATTTGCACAAGAAACTTAAGCGCATCCAACACAACCCTATCATCCTGACTGCCCAATATCCTTTGCCAAAGCTTGCGCTCATCAACAACTCTTGCCAGTATCTCACTGGCCAGCAAAGGGTTAATGCCTCTTCCAGATAAATACTTAGCATCATTTCGAATATAATATTCTAAGCTTTTTCTTCCAGCGCCTTGTCTTGCGCCGCCATGAGCCACGCTTTGCACTTGAATATCGCTCACTATTCAAGTTTACATCTGCTTTAGAATCAACAGCACACTTGAATCAGACCTAGTCTAAGCCAACAATCAAACTTACGCCATCAGCCTATAATGGGCTGCTCGGCTCAAGCTTAGGCTTGTAACTTGCTGAGAATAAAGCGAATAAAGTTTTATTATTTGCTTGACAACCTTTGTGCTGTTTTGGTATTCTATTTGTATAAGTTAGATAGATGGGTTGCGTAGGCTAATAGG